TGCTGAATGCCATTTGAGCGAAAGAATTAGTTGAAGAATCACCTAAAGCTTCAGACTCAGCTGTAGTCATACCACCACCAAGACCGAAGTCATCAGCGATTGTATCAGCAGCGGCTGTACCAGCAGTAGCAGAACCACCAGTGTTAACTGTTGTGTCTGTACCTGGCAAGCCATCAGATGTACCACCATGTGTACCATTCTTGTTAGTTGGTGTAGAACCACTGAATGAAGATGATGAGAAATCTGTATCAGCTTCGTTGTAAAGTGCTTCTGTACCGCTTTGTGATGTGTAACGTGATTTCATCGCGAAGATCAAACCAGTTGGACCTGACATTGGTTGTACACCAGCGATGTCATAAGCGATAAGGTTAGGCATTGAACGACGAACCAAGCTGATTAAGATTGGGTCAAAGTTTGCAATGCTGCCACCAGTTGCGTTTGTTGGAGCAGCTTCGTTTAATGAACCATAAGAAGATTGTGCACGCTCTTCAGCAAGTGCCTTCTCTTGGTTTTCTAAAATAACGGCAGTAACTGCGCGTTTGTATGGGTCTTTAATCGCTGGAAGATCTGAGTGATCTAGGACTTCAGCCCATTTTTGTTGTGCTTGTTCAGCTAAAAACATTTTATGTTTCCTCTTTATTTTTTAGTAGTACGGGATATAGCGCTCATATAAGCTGCCATACGTGGAGAAGCAGTAGTTTGTTCTGCAGGTTGTTCGTCTGTTTCTTCACTGATTGTTGTAGGTGCTGTACCCTTGAAGTGAGCTTCTTTAACGATGATAACTTTCTTAGTGAAAGATTCAGCGTCATCAAAGTCAATACCTTCAACGAGTGACTTAAGCTTTTCAGCATCAGTCGCGATCATACCTTCAGTAGCTTCACGGACAATTTTTTCACGTGAAAGTTCTTCAACTTTCTGTGCAAGCGCAACAGCTTTTTCAGTGTGAGCTTGTAATTGACCTTCAAGTTCTTCAACTTGTTCGGCTAAACCGTCGACTAGATCGACTTTACCTTCTGGAACATCAATGTAGTGTTCAACGAATACAGTTTTTAGAGAGTCAATAAAGCTTTCTGCGATCTCAGCACGGAGGCCAGTCTCTACAGCAAGTTCATTTTCTTCCATCCACTGTTCTACAACATAGTTCAAGTAACCGTCGATCTTCTCAACGAGTTCTGAACGAATGCCTTCTACAGCTTCGTCTAAGTTAGATTGATACTGCTCTTCAAGTTTATTTTTTTCTACAGCTACGCGAGATGTTAAAGCTGCTTCAAATAGAACCGCAGATTTCTCTTTGAATTCTTCTGAAAGATTTGCATCTGAATCAACAAGAGCTTTTAGGTCTTCTGATACATCGATTGCAACTGCTGCTTCTTTAACTTCTTCAGTAGACTCTTCAGAGAAAAGCTTACCGTAGATAACCTGAAGATCTTCTTTTTTCAAGCTAGACAATTTTTCAACTGTTGCAGCAATGATACCCGATTTAGTTTTAGGGGCTTCAGCTGTCTTAGTAGCTCCCAGATCAGCAAGCGTTTTAGGCTTGTCGTCTTGGAAATCAGCATCTTGACCGTATTTGGCAGACTTAGCGTCTCCCTTTGCGGCTACAGTTGCTGCTGCATCTTCAGCTAGTTCCTCAGAAACTTCAACGAGTTGTTCATCACTAAGCTTTACGTCGTCTAATTGACCTTTATTAAGATCTTGTTGTGACATTCAAATCACTCCTTAGTGTTAAAGTTTAGAGAGGAAATGTTGGAAAACACGTACTTGAGCTTCAGCTAGCTGAGCCTTTGGCGTTCTCTTAATTTCAGTCTCAATCTTTTCAATTTCTTGAGGTTTAAAAATACCGTTCTCAACAATCCATTCTACACCTTCCATGATTCCGTTAACGAAAGCAGCAGGCGCAGATGGATCTTGGACGATATCAACGGTAGCTAAGTGAAAATCATCTTTCACATAGTTTTGACCGTTTCTTTCCTCAAGACTACCCATACCACGAGATGATACTCCTAATTTTACACCGCCTTCGAGCAAACCTTTTACGATTTGACCCATAGGTGTGTTTAGGATTTTTGCCTTACCTATTACATTATTACCTTCAAAGCGAAGGTCTGTAATTAGGTGAGAAACTTTGTCAAGGTTAATTGTTGGGCCATCAGGATGGTTAAGTTCACCAACAGCTCTACCTTGTTTAACTTGCTCTTGAATATATTTTTCAACAGCAGGTTTTAAAATCTTGGATTCATATACACGACCATTACGATTTTTCGAATCAGCCATCATAAAGATGCCTTCAATGAAGAAGTCTTTAGATCCGTTTTGTTTAGCTTCAGTTATAACCTGAATGTCTGAATCAATTTGTTCTGTAATTAGTTTCATTCTTATGTCCCTAAAGCTTGAGCTGCTTCATTAGCAACTTCTAAAGCCGTTTCTTTAGTCCTAAAGGTTTCTACCTTTAAGTCGTTTATATAAATGTAATACATGCCGAGAGTCTCTTTGACCTCGACTTTATCTGTGCCAGCGGGAAGGCTTAATAAAATCTTTCCGCTTTCACGAATATCCTTAAGCTTCTTTAGTTCCATCTTCAGATGCTACCGTTTCGGGTTGTTCTTCTACTTCAGCATCATCAACTGGAAGAGCTTCTTCTTGTTCAGCTTTCGCTTGTACTTGACCATAAATGCTTTGGGCAAGCTCTATCTTCCTAGCTTGAAGGGCATCATTAATCTTATTATTCATAACACCATCAAATCTAGCACGCATTTGTTCTTGGTTACCAGATGCGATAGCGTCTAACAAATCATTTGCTAATTCACTCATCATTGCCTTCTTTCAATATATTTATAAAATATTGCGCTTTCACGCGTTAGTATTTTGATCAGTCGCTAACAAAGGATTAGCGGGTTGATCAGGGGTTGGTTCAGCAGGCGCTTCAGCTTGCTGTTGTTGCATCATCATTAGTTCTTGCTGCGATGGAGGTTCTTGCTCCATTTGCATATCCATTTCTTCAATATCTTGATCAGATTGTTGAAGGATATGTTTACGGATCCACATTTGTGAATAGTATTTGCCAGCAAAAGGATCAACCAATGCCAGTGTCTGCATACGCTCTCTTAAGATTTCACTATTTTTAAGCTCTGCAAAATAGTTATCTTTCTTAAAGTCAATGATTAGATCTTCTTTGATGCTTTCCCAATCTTCTCTTGAGATAACACCTTTTAAGATCAATTGTGACCTTAAGACTTGCATAAACAAGTCAGCAAACTTCTTACGAAGACGACTTACAAACTTATGAAATTTTAACTCATCTCTTGATATCTCATTAGAACGTCCAAGAGAGAAGCCACTATTTTCTGTCTCCATACGAGACATCGGTACGTTTAAAGAACGATATAGTTTTTTCTGGAAGTAGATAATATCTTCGATTTGTCCAAGATTTTCACCACCGGGTAATGTAGAGATCTCAGTACCTTTACCGCCTTCACGACGTGGTAACCAAAAATCTTCCAGCATAGCCATGTGTTTGCGATCATCTCTAATCTCACCAGTAGTAGCATCATAAACAATCTTGTTCTTATATCTTGCCATGATATCGCGAAGATATGATTCAGCTTTACCTTTAGGCAAATTACCTACATCGATGTAGAATATACGACGTTCTGGTGCACGAGCCATACGATAGATGACAAGTGAATCTTCCATCATACGCAATTGATTTACAGGTTTCAATGCTTTATAAAGATATGAAAGCATCTTCTTAGAAGTGCTATCGATCAAACCAGATGGAACATGAACGATAGAGTCTTTAGCAATCTTAAGACCTTGTGTACGAGGACCACCAAATCCACCTGGATTTGCATAGTTACCCATCAACGAATCGTTATAGATGTAAAATTCATTAAAGCCTTTTACCATCTTCGCGCCAGTAGCTTTATCTTTTTCTTCAATAACTGAACGAACTTTACGAATCTTAATAGAATCTATTGGGCGTAATTCTAGAATACCTGCTTTAGGATTTTTTTCATCGATAATCATGTGATAGTATATTCTACCATCAACATACCATTTGCGGAATATATCATGAGATTGATAGTTGAACTTTAATAACTTAACTACATTATCAAACTCTTGTTTAATTAGTTTTTTAATTGTTTCTGAATATTTAATATCATCAGTAATAATATCAACGGGTTGAACATCATCATCAGCTACGATAGCTTCATTAACGATATCCGTGATGGCAGCATCACACTCAGGATAAAGAGAGATCTCACGGTACTTTTTAATTAAGTCCGAGTCATCCTTAGCCTTAGTGCCCTCGATATCTACGTATTGACCATAGTACCCACCCTCAGAAACAACGGTCGCACCGTCATCAATGTCAGGTGCAACAAACGATTGTTTCTTCGCTTGTTCTTCTTCTTGCTTTTTACGTGATATTTCGAAGCCGAATAATTCCATTTTTATACCTTTATAATAACAAAGTGAGGGAGAGGGTTTCCCCTCTCCTTCTATTTACCAACGTTTAATTAAGACGTTGTATCAGATTCCCAGTATTGAACTTGAAGTTCTACTTGGAATTCTTCAATTACGTCTACTGAATCATATGATAATTCAATTGCGGATACAGCTGTAGGGAATGTAGAGCGGAAGTTATATACCTTAACTTCATTTCCTGCTTTATCTAATTGAGCAACTTGCATGTCAGCTTGGTAATCAATAGGATTTGTTAAACCTGTATTGTTACGATGTTGATTGATGCCGTTCATCCAACGTTCAAATGCATTACGCACTTTAAAGTCGGTATCATTAATTACTGTGATTGTCCATGGATCGAATGTACGATCTCCGGCAATCTTTAGTTGACGACCGCGGAAAGGAACCAATACTGTACCAACAACAGATGCTGGTAATTGAGCAGCTTTAATCATAAAGCTTGTCAATTCAACTTCACCTCCAGCATAAGCTGGAAAGTTAACTGTTGCCTTGAACAGATTGGGACGTGCACCGCCGCCAACTAGTTTTGATTTAAAATCATCTACGCCGAGAATAGCCATGATTAACCTCCGATTTCTGCAAAGTCAACGCCAGTACGAGTAGCGATGAAGTTCAGAGTAATAAAGTTAATAGAACGTGCTGGCTTGATGTAGATATCTGCAACAAACTGGTTGCTGTCGATGATCTCACCAGTGTTGTTTGTCTCGTCACAAACTACTTTGAAGTCTGTAATACCACGACGACCTTGAATTTCCCTGAGGAAAGGTTCTGTCATGTTACGGAACATAGCACGAGTGAATTCGTCGTTAAGCTCAAACAACTGATACTTAGCAGCAGTTGAGATAGCTTTTTCTAAGATGATAAACAGACGACGTACGTTAATACGATCGAATGCAGACGGTTTACTTAGAAGAGTTTTATCGCCAAATAATACTGTGCCTTCACCTGGGAAAGAAACGATTGGATTTACACGTCTTTTGTATAAATCATCACGTTCAGCTTTTTTAGGATTGAAAGCAATCTTTGTTACGCCTAATAACTGACCACGAGTGAAGCCACCTGGTGAGAACCAAGCGTCAGCAACTTCGTCTGTATTAGCACAAAGACCGGCCATATGACCAGCAGCTGGAATCCAACGATATACGTCATTATACTTGTCATAAATCTTCAATGCTGAAGAATCTACAACTGCATAAGACGTTGATGTTAGTGTGTCAACGAAATCAATAACATCTGCTTTTTGCGATGTTGATGCTGCCGTTGCACTGATTGGAGGAGAGACAAACGCGATTAAATCTTTACGATTTTCTGCGATCGCGATTAAGTTAGCTGCTTGAGTTTCGCCTGCTGTAGAAGCAAGAGTCGGTGCACCAATCAATAAGTTGACGTCAACGGTTTCTGCATCGTTGAATACTTGGAAGCCATCATCGATATCACCTTCATCTACCGCAGCACCATCAGCACCACCAGCAAGATCTTTACTGTATACAGTATCAATCGTTGCAAAGTTTTCTGAACCTAATGAACCAGCGTTTGTTAATGTAGATAAATGATCTAACCACCAAATATATTTAGATGTTGCATTAATAACTTCTTTGTAGTAGTTTGATGTACCGTCAAATTTCTTAGCATCACGCGCTTGTGAAACAAAGGGAAACTTTTCTAGTACTGTATTAGCAACACCAGTGATATAACCTGATCTGTCGTATACAATGATATGCATTTCGTCTGCAGTACCACCTTTAGCTAATGCATAATCAGATGTACCAGGAGCAGTATCGAATTGATCTTTCCAATCTGTCCATGCTGCATATCCTGTAGCATTAGTTACGAATTCAACTGAGATTGAATTACCTAGATCACCAGCATCACGAGCAGCAAAACAACCTTGAGTTGCTGAGCCATCTTCGTAATTGTTTTCATAATGATCTTTATTTTTGATTAAAAGTCCAGTGCCTGCAGTTGATACTCCGCATGTTGCATTTAATGCGCCAGAGCCAGCGACACGGACCACCTTAAGATTATTACCGTACTTTAGGAAAGCTGCAGCGTTAAAAAAGTATTGCGCTGTATCATCTGTAGGCACACCAAATGTGTCTGCCAGTTCTTTCTCTGAAGTAATGGTTATAATCTCCTCTATCGGACCTTTTAAGGCTGTAATTACAGTAGCTCCAATTGAAGTAGAGACTGCAGGTACAACGTTAGTAAGATCGATTTCGCGTATTGCTACGCCAGGAGAAACTTGAAAAGCCATTTTTCTCTACCTCGATTTTAAGTTAATATGGATTGTTGAGAGCATAATATGTGCCATAATAAGAATTTATCACTTCTGCATATATTTATAACTTCTGGATTTCTAGCCATCGAAGCGATATACTGTGCTCTTCTTAATGGTGATAACATCATCTAATCCAGGAGTAGCACCAACTGTACTTTTCTTGGGTTTACGAACTGGTTTTTTCTTAGGAACTGGTTTCGGTTTCTTTTTTGGTACCATAGGCTTTGTCCTTTTTGGAAGACTAGGCTTTTTAGGTTTTTTAGGTTTTATAGGTAAAGTTCTCGATGTTCCAGAGGGTCGTTTTTCCACGATCTTCTCCTCCTTCTGTTCTGTTGTGGCACTTGCACGAGGAGTACCTTTCCTCATTTCCATATTTGCAGCTATCAACAGTAAAATAGCCAATGGATCAAACACGCAGATGATTAGTATAATTACTAACCTAACTGCTTTATCAATAACCTCAACTGACGAATCACTATAGATCAACTCTGCAACGTATTTTATCGGGCCAACTTCTGCTTCAATCTTTCTTAGATCACCAGCAATAGGTGCCTTCTCTACATTAAGTTTTTCAATTGTCTTTTGTGACTCATCAATCGAGGCTAAAATTGTACGACGTTCTTTCTGTTGTGAACGTCTTAAAGATGCAGCTCTTTCTGCACCCTTTTCATCAGTAGATCTAGTCATCGTTTGGTCTACTGATTCATCTAATTGTTTTAACGCTTTTCTTGCAGCGCTTATATTTTCTTTTTCAGTTGATATCTTGTCATCAATTAGTTGAACCTGTGATGATACTCCACCAGAAACAACGCTGTGTTCTAAGTGTGATTTTGATAAGTAACCAAAAATACCCATTGAAGTTATCAATGAAAGTATTAATACTGCTATTGTAAAATAGTATTTAAGTAATCTAGCAGTAGTTTGCCAATTGCGATATATCCATGAAGCAGCGACAAGTTTAGCTATTTCTAAAGCTACGCCCATTATGATAGCTGCGATGGGTTCGCCAGAAAATATAGCAACTAATCCTGCTACAGAATAATATGCAGCAACAGATGATATTGCAAATGCCGATGCAAATAGTATTAGTGTGAAATTCATGGTTGTGGATCTTCTGGCCAATTAAATTCTCGCCAAACCTGCCCTTCGTTGTCTATATGAGTAGGGTTTTGTTCTTCTCTGCCATCATCATTAAACCCAAATGGCAGTACTTCATCTTCTATCTGTTTCATTTGCTGCGCATAGATGTATTCTCTCATGCCGCTATCGATTGATTCTGCAAACATTGGTGTAGCAGCAAACCAACCAAACATCACCAGGTTCATCATTAAATCGTCATGCATACCAGTCATAGCTTCATATGATTGACCTTTAGAAACGAATGTAGACATCTCTACGATAGTTTCAGCATCAACGATCTCAATCTTTTTCTGCTCAACTAAGTCTTTAATATGCGAACAACCAATCTTCTTAGTCCGTTTATCCATATAAACACCGATGGCATCAGCTTTAACACCATTAGATGTATAGGTATTTTCATATTCTAAATCATAGAATAGTCCATTACATACAACTTGACCTGCATCATTATTTTCTATGACAACTAATGCTTTATTATACATGTTAGCATATTTATAAATCACATCTGGGAACAGTAGAGGAGAGATATTATTGTCTCTAAATGTAGCAACCTGTCTAAACGGGTTAGTGCTTACGTCTATAATATTAAACGTTGAATAGTCTTGCCCTCTACCCTTTGCTACGTCAACTAATATAATATAATTGTGGTCTTTAGATTCTGGATCTTCTTTATCTTTCTTTACTGGTACTTCATAAACATTTACGCTATTCATCGAATACAGTGGTTCTTTAGATTTTAAAGATAACAGCGCATTGGCATTAATTAACGTATTACCTGTACCATGGAAGTTATTACCAAATTCTTGGTCAAACTGGAGTTCTGATGTGTTTGCAACTGTTTGACGCTTCCATTCATCATCACGGCCAGGAACGTCCCACCAGTCAACACGAAATGCTTTAAAGTCATTAGTATTTTGTACTGCACCTTCCCACAATTTATGGAAAGTATTACCTAAACCATTCGCAGTTGATGTAATAATAACACGAGTAGTTTTACCTGAAGTAATTACAGGATATGTAGATGTATAGAATGTACCATCATTCTCAACAAACGCGAACTCATCAAGGAACAGTAGATTGACTGACATACCACGAATAGAGTTACCAGATGTTGCAGCTGCAACAATACGAGAGTTGTTTGAGAACTCTATTGATTTCTTATTAAGCGTCTTACAACCTGGCTGTAAAAAGAATGGCAAGTTTTCTAATGCAAGTGTAACACGGCCCAGCATTTCTTGAGCAGTTGCACCTTTATTTGCTAAGATTGCAATCGTTTGTTCTGGTTTAAATATCGCATACCAAAGAATATATACGACAGATGAGATAGACTTACCAGATTGTCGACATGCTAAAACAACAGAAAATCGATTTTCGTTAAAATGATCGAACATTTTCTGTTGATACGGATAAAGACTAAACGGAACTAAACCAGCATCAAGGTTAATGATCTTAATGTACTTATTTGCAAAGTACGCAGCATCATTCATACACTTAATGTATTCTGATAGTTCGTCTTGGGAGAAAGTCTGTTGAACACCATCTCGTTTAACGAGCGGGTTCCCTAGATACCCGTACTCGTTATTGGTTAGGTGTGTTAGTGTTGACATCGATCACATCATTCTTATTCTTTTGTTGATCAAGAATAAAACGTTGTAGGTCTGTTGTAGATCCTACAAATACATTATTATTAGTTATTTGTTCGGGAGTAGATTTAGCCTTCGGCCCATTGCGAAGGGTTTGAAGCTTTTTCTGGAGATCAGCAAGCTTATCGGTATTATCAGCTTGTGTTTTTAGTAAACCTGCTAATACTTCGAAAGCGCGAGGATGTTGCGAATCTTTTGCAAGTTCCATCATGAGGTCGATAGCTACGTTACCCTTATCAATAAGCTCTTTATATGTCTCTCTCGACACATCATAGTCAACCTGCAGGTCGTCGACCGGTGGCGAAGATTCCAGTGGTGCCGATATCGGCATATTCTTACTAAGGGCTTTTGCTATCTTCTCTTTTTTGCTTTCAATAGTATCTATACTTTTCATATCATTCACTCGCTGTCAACAAAACCGAAGTCTTGGTCATAATTAATAATTGTTTCAATAATATCATGCGGATCTGCAGGACCAACGTTTAATGGAGAAACTTGATTGTTTATAGTAGATACCCTTTTGAGTGTATCTTGATTTCTAATATTAACAGTAGAATCTTTGATAACACCGATATCTTTTTGTATTGGTCCATAAAATGCGATTTTCATATTAAAATCTAGTGTATAAATTAATGATCTACGTTGTTCAAATTCGCCTTCATAATCATCGATCATAGTTACAGATTGTAGAGTGATAGGTACATCTCTAACCAAATCAATCTCAGGTATTTCTTTTACTGTAACTATGTATTCAGGATTAAAATATGGTAAAATCTGTTCTGTAATCTGTAAAACTTCATCTTGAGTTTTACCAATAATGTTTAATTGTACTGATAAATTATATGGTGCTGCAGTATAGATTGTGTTAACACCATGAATAGATGGAGTTTGTAATTTTATGTTCCTATTAACTTTCGCCATCGTATCATATGCAACAGAAGTAATTTCAAATGACATACGTGGTAAGCGAAGTGCTACTTCAGGAGCCAAAAGATCTGGTTCTTCCTTTAAACGTGCTAAGAACTTTTGTTTTGGACCATACGCTAATGGTACTTTAACAGTGCTTAACACATTACCCATCTGATCACGCTTAACAGTCGTAATATTGTTGAAAAGCGTACCAAAGATAGCTACGCTCTTACGCAGATGTTGATTATAAAAGTATTGACCGAACATTAGATTGCTGTACCATATAATGGGATCCAACCATCACCAAAGGTGCCGCTAGTGTATACAAACTCTGCTCTACCTCCGGCTGGAACAGTGTGTGGTACAATTTCAAGATTACACAATGAAGCGTTATTTACAACAACTAATCTTTGACCTGGAGCTCCATCTGGAAGTGTTATCACGTGTGTATCATTTCCCATATACCCTACAGCTGGAGTTGCCAATAATAGGCTGAAATTTACATCGGTAAGGTAAGTCATAGTATTAGTCCCATCCATTAAAAATAACTGTTGACCTTGAGGTATACCAGTAGTTTGTACAGATGCATCTGGGAATGTTAATGCGCCATTGGTATCAAATCTCCAACGATGAGTATTTGAGTCAGTTCCAATGACAACATCACCACCATCTTTTTCAATCTTAACATATTGATTATCGTCACCAAGATATAAATCAACTGTGGTTGGATCAGCAGTAGTTAAGTGTACGTGACTTACTTCAGTAGTTATAACCTCACCAACCTCGAGGTAAATGCGATTATCGCTATTTAAAGTAATACCTTCAAGATAATAAGGAGGATCAGTAATTACTCTATCTAATGTGATCGTAAATCCAGTACCCTCGCTTTCAGCAGGAATATTGAAAGTTATAACGTTTTGATTAATATTCGGCGTGCCCCAATTTTCTGCTAAGAATGATCCGGTAAGTGGACTACCCAAATCTGCTTCAGAAATTCCTGTAATTGTATAAGCCCAAGTATTGCTTTCTGAGTCGTCTACATATCCACCTGTACTGAGATGTGATCCATTATCAGTAAATGTTATTGTTACTGGTGAACCTGGAGTAAATGTATCAATAGTAGATAAACCACCACCTACAGTTGTTCTAATAACTAAACCTTGACCAGTCAATGCTGTTGGAGGAGTTAGAACTAACGTATTAGGTGTTTCAGTTATAGTACTACCTTCTTGAAATTGTAAAACACCAGTATCATCGTAAGATAAACCTTTGTCACCGGCTTGTAATGTAATCGCATCATCATTATGAAGCAATAAACCGCCTGGAGATTGGCCATCAATATAAGAACCTTGTTCACCACCAAGTAATGCTTGCGTTGCTTCATCATCTTCCCAAGTCCAAGCACCAGTAGAACCACCACCGCCACCATCACCACCGCCTTCACCGAATACAGTTGTCCATGGAATTGATTCCCAAATTGACGGTTGATTAAATCTAAAAGTCAATCCAGTAAATGCACCAATTGCACTACCAGCTGTATAGACAATATATAGTTCATCATCAGTTGCGTTTAATACTACATCATTTACAATTCGTCCATATCCATCAGCACTAATAAACAACTTTGCTGGTTTTTCATCGACGATATATTGATCAAATAGATCTTGATATGTAGTTGAATTCCAATTCACAATAAGAACGTGTTGACCTGCATTCACACTATAAATTATATGATATGGAGTACCAGTTGTTGCCGTAAATGCTCCATCTAAAGTTAGTACTATATCGTCTCCTGATGTATCCACATTGGTTATAGTACGAGTAGTAGATCCATCGCCGATTTCCCATCCAACTTCTGGAGTGTATGCTCCGGCATTTTCAGTAAGCGTTACAGTAGTACCAGTTGAAGAACTAGCAGCATTTAAAGTATAAACCACGACTCCTGCATTATCTACTACGCCACTAAATCCAGTGAATTGATCTTGTTGTACATAATCTTCTTTACATACATAAAGAAAATTGGAATCAAATGCCATGTTACCAGCAACGTGACCATCTGAACCCATCTCGTTAGCTGGTGCACCAACAAAGATACCAAGATCTGGTCTATCAGTTAAATCATAGAAATCTCCGGTTGTCGCTACAGTGGCAAAAACAGGTTTATTAGATAAGTCTTGATAATCACCAGTTTTTAATACATTACCACCTGAGATATTAATACCATTAGATGCTAAAGCTGCATAAATTTCATCGAAATTGGCTTTGATCTTTAATCCACCAGCGCGCAGTGTATCACCGGTCTTATCATTATTTGTTGTGCCTACGTTAAGTATTTGTTTTGCCATGATTTTTCCTGTTAAATTCTGTTATCTTGCATCCCACGTTGCCGTATTTTCGTCAAAGCGTAAGATGTTGTTATCTAGTGAAATTGCTGAAGGTTCATAATCTGATAATGTAAGTTGTTCATATGCGCCTCCTGGTTCTCCGAAAGGATTCGTTTCTGAGAAGTCAAGTATCGTATCTCCAAATTCTTCGAAGTTTTTATTTTGTGCATTAGGATCATTTGGTAATTCAAGACTACTACCAGCAGTAGTAATCAAGAATGCCGCACCAGATGTCATACCAATCAATCGTCTCTCTGTCGCTGCATCCCCAATACCAGATTCTTGGAAGTATCTTGGTTTTTTATCAGTAGATCTTATTTGATTTACCGTAATAGCTGCAGCAACACCACCAGCAAAATCAACAGAAGCTAAGTTTCCATATACAAAGATTGGTTTATTATCAGTGTCATATCCTAAGAACTGTTGTACTTCTTCATTTTCTATAAATGGTATACTATTACCAGAACCCAAGTTTAATGTTTGAGCTGCAGCGAATGTATTTTCAATACCATCAATAATATCATAACCAGTATTGAACTTCTCTCCAGAGTATTCGAATGTTTCGCAATGCAATTCGTATACGAAAATGTTGGCTAATTGATAGAAAGCAGCTTCGTGTTCAACGAATTTGATTTCCATAAATGTACCAGAAAGCGGGATGTATAATAAATCTCCTTCATTGGGACGACCACCAATCATGGTAGTATTTTCTCGACCAATAAAGTTTTCCCATCTTCTACGTGATACAACGAATGTCGCTTGATCTCGTATTTCTAAACCGAACTTAGACATGATAGTACCTTCACCGGTATATCCACCTTCGTCGATATACATTTCAATGAAGTAAGCTTGATTGAATTCAGATGCTATAGCATCATTCATTACGTTATCTAAGTTTTTAAGATTTCTAGGAATATAGTAAATATCCTGTCCATAAATTCTTAGAGACTCTTCGATCATGTCCTCATAAAGTCTTTGTTCGGATAAGACTCCGGGATTAAAGTAGACATTGGTTGGCATTTAATTATCCACAGAAAAAGTCGACTGGCAGTTCGTGTGTATTACGTAGTTCTTCTTCTAATAGTCTAATATCATTCTCAGCATCATCGATATATTGACGGGCATTAATTGTAACGCCACCAGGTAATTGCATACCATCGAACTTAGCTAAGTTTGCACCCCACTGAAATTGTATTAATGCAGTAGAATATCTTTTTAACCAAAAATCATTCCAAATCTCATCGCTTATTACTCTTCCGTATGCTTCAACCATGATATATTGTCCAGCTTGAATCTTCTCACTCCACTTAGTTTCAATATATAATCTATTTCCGTGTCTTTGATATTGTACTGTTTGAACACCATTCAATAAAGCATCTAGCGTTGAAAGATATTGTTGCATCTCAACAAAGTATTGCATTGAGTCTGCTCTATATAACGCATAAAAGTCATTTAGATACATTTGATATTTCATATTAAACATATTCATGCCTGACCATGCAGAAGTCAATGGTAATATACGAGTAACTGATACTACGTCATCGCTGAGAGTCATATATCCATTAGCTATATCAATTTCACTAACTTGGTGTGGAATATAAACTCTTCGTTGCGCGTCATAGTGGTAATCATAATATTTTTGAAGTGCTTCATCAATACGATCATCTAACTGATCTTCGTCAATATTGATTTCAAGCACTGGCTGACCCAATGCTCTAAGGCAATATTCTTTTAATTCTGCTCTATTGGTTGGGGTTGCCATTTAATTTCTCTTATTTTTTTAGGATGGAACGAACCATCCATGCGGTTTTTTTATGTGCAGCTAAACGATCAGCCGCATAATTTGAAATTTGATGTTCACGTGCGCTTTCAGCAATATCATATAAACCTTGGTATAAAGATATCATGGCTTGAGTATCTGCTTGAAGTTTTTGAAACATTGTCATAGCATCTGGGAAATCTTCTTCATCTTTGATTAAGCTTTGAGATGCATACACTGTTAAAGATCCAGGTGCTTTTTCACCCAATTGACGAATGAATTCAGCTAATACATCTGATTGTGCAAATAAGTCTGCGTAAACGTCAGCGAAGAAGTCATGGTATTCTGAGAAGTTTTCTCCCTCTACATTCCAGTGGAACATATGGGTTTTTAAATATAACGCAAAATTAGAAGTTAAGATCTTGCGCAGCTGTTCTACAAGTTGATTCATAGTAATTTTCCTTATTAGACTAATCTATTTATAAAAAAATGGGGATCATTGAGATCCCCATTACGTGATATATTATAAGTTATCAGCTTTTATTTAAAGTCATATGCAAAAATCATAAAGCTTCTGCTATCATAATATCCATCATCACTAATCTTAGGCATATATTCTGCGCTAATTCTAGCGTTATTATTGATTTTATAGTTGACTGCAGGACCCAAATAAACTTCCGTTAGATTAGTATCATAATCGTATTTACGTACATGAGATGATAATCCAAGCATCCAGTTTTCATTAAAAACTTTACCAACGCTGGCAGTTACTGCATATTCTTTCTTTTGTTCTGCAGGAGTTTCTCCAGAAAGGTTTGCTTCATAGATGAGATTAGTTGCCCAAATCCAATCAGTATTGCCTATTCTATCACTTAACAATAGTTTAGGTTCTATACCTTGTCTACCATTTATCATCTTATGCTCGAAGTATAATGTTGGATTTCCCCAAATTTTTCCCCAATCAGCTAGTGCATATCTAATTTCCCAACTAAAACCTCTAGTCGAAAACGTCTGATTATTTGCAGCGCCATCATAAACTGTGTGATGATATAGATCTAGTTCTAATCTATTACCTAAACCAAAAGCTAACTCATCACGCATTCGAATCATAGTTGGTCCGTCTTTTCTATCTCTAAAGTCGAACCACTTTTCATACTTTACATTTCCTGGAGGAGTCATAACGTATGCTCTAGTACTTGCAAACATTCTAGTAGTAGTCCATACAGGTTGATTATATTCCCCAACCGTATCAAATTGACTTGTTAAATATTTGTCAGTAACTGTAACACTTGGAAGTTTTAGTTGCTTTTCATCTTGAATTTTCTCAGTCGGTGTTTCTAATTTATTTTGTGCAAATACTGGAAAACTGCATAACACAAAATATATTGCTATGAATATATTTTTCATCTTTATTCCCCTGTTGTTTGATAAGAGGGGTTGTCGAATCAACCCCTCTGTAACACTCTATTTTTTATAACACGAACGTGATTACTCCAGCAGTTACTAAAAGTAAACCACCCCATGTGCCTAATGCTTTATAATATGTTGTTAATGGTGTATCAAAATACTTATGACCTACCATTACGCATTTATGAGTTGGACTTAATAGGTATGCTGCAAAGTCTACTGCAAAGAACCATAAGAAATACTCAATTCCAAAAACTTGAGCCATTAATACAGCTATTGCTACAAACTTGCCACTACTACCCATTAAAAAACTGGCTATAAAACCAATAGCGCTAATCATCAGCATACCAACAAAAGTTGTAGGATCTAATCCACTTCCTTTTATTAGTGCTTCAAAATCGCCGCCATGAGATTTCATATAGTTACCTAATATGATAACTGCGCCAACTACTAATAACACGTCCCATCGAATATAATTTAATAACTTCTTAAAGTTCCATTCTTGGGTAATTAACATATAATATAAAGTCAAGAAACCAAAACAACCAATCATCCATTCAGAGTTATAAATGTAAAGGCCAATGGCTATAAACATAGGAATAACATTGCGTAAGACGGCTGATAATTTAAAATTTCCTGGGGCGATTGCAATTTGATCTTCGTGTACTTGATACCAAATATACCAAGTAATGAATGCCAAACTAACAACCAATAGAGGCGCGATAAGGCCTAACCATGCTGTATAAGATAAACCAAATGCTGCGATAGGCAAGATAACTGTCTTTTCTATCGGAGACCACAAATAATAGTGATGCGTCGCTAGATAATCAACGATGCCTAATTTTTGTCGGCCAGGTCCATCTTTAGGTGCTACTGTATCAAGCAAACCTGCAGACACAGTAACTCTACCTTCAATTGGTAATATACCACCAATCGCGCTCAAGAGTACAACAACAAACTTATTACTTCTGAATGTGTTTCTTACATATGCGAAAGCTGGGGCGAAGAGTTGATGCTCTTTTGCTAGTCCAGCAGTGATCATGATGAAGAATATCATCCAGAGGTATGATATGTTCTTTAATAGAACATTTAGGACGAAGTCCATAATTCACCTCTTAAACTAAGTTTTTAACAATGACCATCACGCTAATCCAAGTCCAAAGACTATTGAATGCAACTAAGGTAGGTAATAGTTTCTTATTGCTTGCCCAAATCAATGTAAGACTTGTCAATAACGTTAAGAAATATAACCACCAAATTTGAATCCCAAAGATTAAACCTGGGACGATGATGATCGCCTTTGTGGCCCAACTAAGAGCCTCTACTATGTTATAATTGGTCCAATACTTTCTAGTGAACCACATCGCATAGCAGTCTTTTATAGCTATAAACCCAGTGTGTCTATAAACTATAAAAAGTAAAACGCACGTTATAAAACATGCGATTAATGTTTGATAAATTGTCATTATTTAAACCACCTATGAAAGGGGCACTTCGATTCATTATGCTTCACATAACTTTCTTTCATTTGAGAGCGCTTATGCGTAAACGTAAAATTCTGTAAAAACTTCTTCTTTCTCAACCACAAATCATCATAAACATTTTTATCTCTACAGATAAACTTATATTTATTCTCTGTCAATGGTATCATATATGCTAATGGTGTACCAGCTTTTATCATGTGTGAACCATTTAATTTATGCCAATAAAGTTGTAAATTAATTGCATCTGATATAGAAGGATCTAATATTCCCGTAGACTGCGTAAACGTAAAGTCGTCAGAATATGGTACTGGAAGCATCATAAATTTAATACCTTTAGGAGCAACTATGTGCCAAGGCGTATTAATTTTTATGATAGATCTTAATGTGTTTGGGGGAATAGGTATGTGCTTAGCTACTCCGTCGAAAGAATGATCTTGTACGATAGGAGCATCTTCTGCTTTATCCATCATCTCAGCTAAGGTGATATTAGGTAGAGTCCACTTATAATAATTTGGATCTCCATTGGTTTCAATTATTATATCACACCAAGCAGTTACGAAGAATCCATTTTTATATAGATCGAATATACCTGGACACCTGTATGCATGTGATATAGTTGTGCCATTAACTTCATTTAGACGTTTAATATAGTCTTCACGCGATTGCGAAAACCAAGCTTGTTGGAAATCTTTAGCTTCTAAAATAGGAGTAGATTCTGCAACACCTTCAATACTAGAAAAAAACTCAATTTTCATTTTTTATAATCAATCACTAATATGCTTCGTTTTTCTTTACATGGTTGACTAGCGTGCATCAACCAACCTGGAATATATATCCAATCCCCAGGATTTAAAGTCTTTACTTCAAATCCACCAGTTGGTCGAGTATCATATAATAATAAATCCCCGCTGCCAACAATATTAATTATAGTAGTGCCTTTACTACTTTTATGAATATGCGGATCTTGATATCCACCGACATCATAGTCAACCACCCAACTACTTTTTTCTTTTATATAGAAGTCAGTATCAATTTGTGATACTATATTTTTATGCCATTCTGGTTGAATATCGTGTTGTTTGAATGCATACTGCCAGCCATTCATTGTTGTGCTTATAGCGCTGATATCGTCTTCTAATAGCTTTTGGATCTCTAACCATTTTTTAAAATCGTATATTATACGATCATCTAATGTTATTTTTCCAAAAAATATTTCAACAGGAAATAATATCTCACTTTGGTTCATATATGAAAGGCACATCAATATCAAATACTATATTAATTCGTTGTCTATCTGACATATTGGGTTCTACTTCATGCGGAATCCATGAAGGCCAAAGGATTAAATCACCATCTTTGGGGAGAAAGAAAAAGTCTCTAGTGTACGGAGCAAAATCACTACAATCATTTAAAACATTAGCAGGATTGGTAAGGATTAATCTACCAGTGTCTGTGGCCTGTAAATAATATACACATGAGAATATAGAACCTTTGTGTGCATGATAAACGTTCCTAGCATATTTCTCATTAATATTGCACCAACTCCCGAGTTTTATTTTGTTTTCTTCAGTTGGTATTCTGATTCTGCTGCCGGGTTGATTTGCATAATATGTAAATGCGTCATTCATTATAACGCTTAATGCGTTATTTAACCATTCACAATCTGTTACTGGAAAAGAATATCTCCAACAACCTTCGTTATTAGTCAATTCGTTAATATCTTTAGCACCAGAAGCTTTAAGAGCTAACAATCTGTCGATTAACTCTTGCCTCTGCTCTGGTGTACCTATGTTTGCATAACTAAATAAGTCAGCTCTAAATAGCGTTACTGGTTCTCTCATACCAATCCTTCAAAAATTCATAATGATTTGGGAAATATTCTATAGCATTATCTATCTCATCAGTTTTTGACTTAATATAGTATTCAGCATACTTCATCTCTTCTTCTGATAGTTTAGGTTTTTCAATGTTATCATACACTCTATTGGCATGTAACATACTAAACCAATGACCACTATGGAAACCAGAGGTCTTATCGTCTATATAAAATCTACGATGTAGTGTAGGATAGAAGTGACTAAACATTTCTTGGATATACTGCGGCGCATCTTCTATTTTTTGGTTTCTGATTTCTTGCCAGAAAGGAGTATCATCTCTGTCACTATAATGATAGTGAGCCCAAACAAACGCAATGATTTCAACTACCATATTAATATATGCTGCATTAAAAGCATTCATTAAGTTATCATTCCAAATACCGCTATGATGATTTAATCCGTTTGTTAATGCTTCAACGATCTTAGTAGTGAATGTAATACCAGTTGCTTCTAAAGGCTCTACAAACCCAGCAGATAATCCAACTGCAATAACATTCTTATGTGCTACCTTCTCAGAAGCTCCGCATCTCATTTTTAAATGACGAGCTTTAGCATCATATTCGCCGATAGAATCTCTTAGTTCTTTTTCAGCATCTTCAGCTGAAATATGTTTAGATGAATACACATAACCATTGCCAATCTGTTTGAATGTTGGGATTGTCCATCTCCAACCAGCCGTCATAGTGGTTGCTTTAGTATATGGATGGCATTCTTCTTGCGGATTTTTAAATTGTGTAGGCATAGCAACTGCACTATCGCATGGAAGAATACTAGAGATATCAATAAAAGGCACTTTTAATTCTTTATTGATTAACTTGGCTTCAAAGCCCGTGCAGTCAATAAAAAGATCGGCTGTATGTTTTCTACCTTGTTCATCTAATAAGTATTCGATACCTTCATCATTAGATTTTATCTCTGTAATCTTAGTGTCGAAATATGTAATTCGATCTTTAATTAAATCGTGGATAGTATCTAATATATCAAATGCTGAAAAGTGCACCGCACCCCAGTCTTTAAAGTCTCGAAGAGACATGGAATGATCATAACCACCAAGCTTAGGGCTTTTATTTGCCATAGCTAATCTATAAGCCGGTTGCCATTTTACCCACTCTTCATTTGTTTTATGAATAAAATAGTCGTGTGCATATAAGTTTGGACCCATGATATGGTTTTCAACGAAATCATTATCTACAAAGTATGGTTCTTTATTCCAACCAGATAATAATACGCCGTATTTAAATGCAGCTTGCGCTGGTTTCATCCACTGCTTTGGTTCTAAACCCGCATCATGTAAAAATCTAGAAGTAAATGGTTGTGTACCTTCACCAACTCCAATAGGTCCAAGTGATTTACTTTCTATCAATGTGATATTACATGGAAAGTTTAAACGGTTTGTCATATAAGCTGCTGTTAACCAACCGCTTGTTCCTCCACCAAATATAACAATATTTTTTATCTTCTTAATCATTTTTTAATCACCAAAATATATAATCCATTCCACCATTCTCGTGGATTCTCTTCAGAATTCAATATCATCTTTTCATAGATTACTTTAGCATCTACTTCATTCAATCCATCTCTAACTCCTTGAATAACTGTCTCCCAATTTGCATCATCAAAAATTAAGATAGCTTCATTAGCTAAGACTGGCCAATAGTATTTAATTGCATCACTCGTAGATTTAGCATCATGCGGACCATCATACATGAACATATCAACTTTAGAATCTATTTCATTCAAGTTAACATTCAGCATGTCTTCTCTAAAGATCTTTACATCAGATTTATCTACATACGGGGTAATATTTAAAAGAAAGGTGTCGTAATCATTAGCTTCAGTTTGAAAGTTATCATTGGCGGGTTGAATTTGTTGTTCCCATCTATCAATAAAATATGCTTTAATGGGGTTCTTATATAGTACTGCGGCCGCAGTTGCACCCAAATAAGATCCAACTTCTAGATAGGAACCGCACTTGGAAGCTAGTACATTTAATAATGTTTGAACGCGCGAACTAGTTAAGCCACTGATATTAATGTTAACCTTTGGAATACCACTCTTTGCAATAGAATCTACGACGTGTTTAGTTAGAGACGTATAATCATACTCGTCTTTTTTCTCTTCAATCTTATCGCAGTATTGACATTCCCAACAATCAAATTTGCAATTTTTAATCTTATCGCGCCAAATATTAATAGGTTTACCAGTAAGTTGAGCCTTATTAATAAAGTCTTCAAAATTATCATCTAATATTTCTTCATTTGCTACGTATCTTTCTACTTTACGCATGGTCTCACCCAACCTGGCAATGCTTTCTCTTCCATGCATCTTAAACACATCAATACCCAAATCTAAGTATTCATCCCAATCTGCTTTCCACGGAGCAAAGTTCGCGGTCTTTAAATAAACTGCTGGATCTTCAACGTCCCATTTTGGGCAACTTACACGACTTATTGGAGAATTAAAGTAAGATGGATCTTTTTCTCCACGAGTATTATTATATTCAAAGTGTTCATCCATCATATGGCACTCACCTAAGCAACCTTCATTAGCCAATAGACTATATTGAATGTCTTTACCTAAGTTTACTTTAATCCACTTCTTAGCTTCTTGTAGTCTAACTAAAGCATCTCTATCGCGCATTAGATCACGATCTAAGTTAATATAATCAAACCCTTCTTTGGCTAGTGCTACTACTTCAGCAGGTCTTCTTACGTTTCTTAGTATGGTATTTTTAACAAATAACTCTGGGAATGCAGCTTTAATTTGACCAGTGGCCATCCAATGTGTATGAGGAATAGTTGCTACACGAATACCTGCATCGTACAACGGTTTAAAGTTGACAATAAAAGTATCTAAATTTGTTTGCGTTGGAGCTACTTGGATATTATTAAAGGTTGCAGATGCTTTAATTCCAAGATATTTTTGAATGTTTAATGCTGTCTCGATAAGGTTAACCTTATCTTGATTAAACATGATGACGTCGCCCATTGCATCTTGATTGAACGGGTTTATTCTAGATGTAAAGTACACATCAGCAATCCAGTCTTTGTATTCTGAAAGCCAATGATAAAATGCCGTAAACTCTTCTTGTGAAAGTTTAGGATTGATTGGAATACTAAATATTTTTTTCGGAGTCACCTTATTCATCCTATAGTTATTATATTACTCTATTCTTACTGGCTCACCTATTTCCCATTTCAATGTAAATACATCAGAGCTTATAGTATGTATAGTAGGTCCAGGATCTAAAGCTTCTTCAGTGATTTCTTCTTCTCGTACTGGATTTCTTGAACCATGATCACGTGATAAGTTCCATTTTGCACCAGGCAGAGATCTTCCAAGTTTATTTTCCACCACCAAAAGAGGGTGATTATAATGATTGTGCATTATAACGTGGCACTCGTGATTAGTTTTACAGTCTAGAATAGCTTCTGTTAACTTATTAATTTTTTTATTATATCTTAGTTTATTACCATCTGATAGTAAGCAATAATGTTTTTGTAGATACTGCAATAAGATAGTCTTAATGAATTCTACACAATTCTTTTCATCTTCTTCAGTTATTGTATATGTAAATTTATCTCTAGGATTTAATTTCTTATTTGCAGGTATATCAAAAGTGTGTTTAACCCATTCAAAAGCCTGTTGCTCCACCTTTATATTCATGGTTTTTCGTTCATTTAAATTAATATGAGAAAAGCATGAACATCTAGCTACGCTTTCGGGTAATTCAACTAACGTTTCCTGCAATTCTTTAGGTAAATCATTAATATCACATTCTATCTGATAGACATCATATATCCAAAAACTAGCTATAGATTTGTGTTCTAGTTTATTTAATAGATTTTTGTGATACTCAGATTTTTCAAAGGTTATATATTTCATTAAATTCTTTTGGCAAAGTTGGAGGAGGAGGCTCATTTGAATTTTTATTATCTAAATTTAATCTAGCACTTGCAGCTTTCATAAGTTCTAAGTCTGCATTAATTGCATTATTAATAAGTTCTGGATTCAATGAACCAATATATTGCATCTTGCCATCATTAGTAAGTTGTAAAGACTTCGCAGCCTCTTGACGCAATGTAGTTTGTTGTTGTTCTACGGCTAAGTTAACTGTATGCGCAAGAGCAAGAGTTTCTTCTCTTTGTTCGGCCCCAAGTTGCATGATAGCATCTAAGTTGCCAGAACCGATACGACCATAAGCACACAAATCCATAGCTGCTTGACGTGCTAAACGAACTGTCCAATATTGTTTTTCGTATAACTCTTCTTCTTCGGTGCCTAACACAGCGGTCAATGGCCTACCATCTGGGGTTTTGCCGTGTGGACCGTTTAAAAATTCTTCGACTAGTTCTAAGAAGAATTGCCGTTCAATGTAAAGATCTTTGACTCTAGTGCGAGTTGAAGCAACACCATTAGTTTTTTTATTTACTTCTAAATCTAGCATTTCTCTAACTAATTCATCAGTTGCCTCATCGCGATCTCTGATTGCCATCTTTAATTCAATCTCGATCTTTTTCAACTCATATTCTTGTAACTCTAAAGAGTCTTCACGTGCACGAAGTTCAAGAAGATATTGACGGATGATATGGAATGGGGTATATTCGGCTTGACCCACAAACCACTTTAACTTAAACTTTGGAGTACTCCAATAGTTGTTATATGAAAACTCTATTAATTCTTGGGATTTTTTAGGGATCAAAGAAACATCAGTTGAAATCTTCTTTTTAGGGAAGTGATTTTCATACTTGTATTTTCCATACTCTACGATATCAGTCATTTTTTACCTTTAACAAAAAAATTATTTAGCTAATACTATTTATTAATCTCTCCAGAAACAATGTCCAGAGGAAGCTCCATCATGTCCTTGTACAGTAGTGCCTAATTGTGCACCTGCATCTGTAGCATAGATGTGTCTACCGCATCTATTATTTTGACCTACGCCGCCTGAATCATCATATTGGCCAATCATATAACCACGATCTTGCGACATACCGTAGTTTTCTTCACCGCAATTACCCCACATCTTTGCAACAGTACTATATGATTCATTGGTAATATTAGTTTTTCTATAGTTATAACCACCAGCATACGTACCTTCGTTACCGCCATAACCAAAGCCTGTCTTTGCAGACATACCTTTTTGTTGACCGTGTGCACCACCAGCAACGATACCTGTTGCTTGTGATTCTGTAGAAAAATCTATTTTTGCAGTGTAGTTGGTGCCTTGACCTGCCCACCAAATACCTTTATTTTCGCCGGATATTCCACACGCATGACCACCAGTACCACCACCGATGTTAGCAAATGAATTCGTACTTGCCGTAAACCTAAACACATTACTTATACCTTCACCAGTAGTCCACGATCTGTTACGATCTGGTGCAAATACAGTGCCTGTATTACTTGTATTATGTCCTGGTGCACCCACTCCATTTACCTTAGATTCTGTTCTCATGTTAAATGTAGTAGTGGAGTTTCCATTCCAAATGTGTCCACGATTATCATCACACATTCCAGACTTATAGTGGTAATTATCAATTTTACCGTCACCTAAGTTTGTACATGTCTCAGTAGATCTTGGGAATCTGTTTACGTTTGACCAAAGATTGGAATCTTTGTATCCACCAGCCATATACAACGTTGTAATGATTTGGCGATATAACCAAGGCACTGAAAGAGTTACACTATATGAACGATCAGATGTTGTCTTTGCACCGGGTGAGTTATCACTGGCTCGAACAGTAAAGTTATACACCAACCCATCAGTGTTAACACCAGATGCAGAATATGCACCAGTAATTTGACCAGTCGATGAGTTTAAAGAAAAACCAGGAGGTAAAGAACCAGAAACGATAGAGTATGTAATACCGTTGTGCCACGGATCAAATACTTGCCGTTGACCTGAAACGGCCGTAGAACCAGTATTAGCAATAGTATCGCCAGTCCCGTTTACTGTAGAAGTACCCAATGAACCAGATGGTGCAGATAAAGAAGTATCATTGATAGCTCCAGGATGAAACCCACCCCTACCGCTATTTCTATTATTTCCGCCTTTAGTTCCAAATGCTGCCATTTATTAATCTCTCCAGAAACAATGGCCAGATGAAGCTCCGCCATTGCCTTGTACTGATGTACTTAATTGAGTTCCTGCGTCAGTTGCATAAATCAATCTACCGCAGTTATTGTTTTGTGCACCGTTATATTCACCTAAAATGTAGCCACGATCTTGAGACATCGCGTAATTTTCTTCACCGCAGTTACCTAACATCTTTGTGATTGTGCCGTATGTCTCATTAGTAATGTTGATTTTACGATGGTTGTATCCGGCGTTATATGTACCTTCGTTGCCACCATAACCTAAATTAAGTTTTGATGACAAGCCTTTTTGTTGACCGTGTGCTCCACCAGCCATACTAATAGTAGCTTGAGCTTCAGTGCTAAAGTTAATAGATCTATTAGCGTCGCCCCAATAAATTCCTTTATTTTCACCAGAAACTTGACAAGCATGACCACCTTGTCCACCACCTAGTGTAGCATATGCTTCAGTTGATGCAGTAAATCTAAACATATTACTTACACCGTCACCAGTAGTATATGATCTATTGCGATCTGGTGCGAACGCTGTAGCAGTATCTGATGCTGAATATCCAGGTCCACCTGGATTTGATGCCTTGACTTCTGTTCTTATACTAAATTTTGACGTAGCGTTTAAATCAACTGCGTGGCCACCACCAGCACCAAATACGTAACCATTATTATCACTACACATACCAGATTTGTAGTTGTAGTTGTCAATACAACCATTACCTAAGTTAGTACATGTTTCAGTTGAACGTGGGAATCTATTACCATTAGACCATGCAGAAGCATCTTTATACCCACCAACCATATACAATGTTGTGATGATTTGACGATATAACCATGGTACTGATAGTGTTACTGTATAACTTCTGTCTGAGGTTGATTTTGCGCCTGGAGAATTATCAGTAGCACGAACAGTGAACGAATACACTTGACCGTCAGTATTAATACCTGATGCAGTATATGTACCAGTGATTTGACCAGTCGAAGAGTTTAGCGTGAAACCTGGTGGAAGCGAACCAGAAGAAATAGAATATGTTACTGGTCCATTATGAAATGGATCATATGTACCACGTTGACCTGAAATACGAGTAGAACTTGTGTTAGCAATAGTATCGCCAGCGCCATTAACTACAGTTGTACCTAATGTACCGCTTACTTCTGAAACAGGAGTATCGAACGCCCAAATATACATCGCAGAGTTGTTATCATATGGATATGTACCTGGAGTAACATCTCGATAATAAACTGATGTATTAGCTCCATCTAAACCAAGTGTTTGATTACTAGCATATAAAGTATATGCGGAAACATCTACAGCATTCCATGCCGGTGATCTAAGTAACCAAACTCTACAAGGTTGTGTTACAGTAAATGTGCCGCTATCAGTTTCATTAATAACAGTAGAAGTAACTTTACCAACACCCGTTAAGTGTGTTGGTAAATTTTCATATGTTGTCCAAATACTCTGTGATGCATCAATTCTAAGTTGCAATCCATTAACTGGAGATGCCAACTCAGTTCCAGTACTCACTGAGACTGGATAATTGATGTCGACTGGGCCTACTCCTGGGTGATATGCTCCACGGCCAGTTTTGGTATTACTCCCACCAATGGTTCCACTAAAGGCCATTCTTTAATCCTTATTAACCGTATGAAGACATTTGACCTAAAACAACCCAAGCACCAGCGCCAGTTCTAATCAATGTGAATACAACAACGTCTGTCTTGTTTGCTTGAGGTGTAGGTTGTGTGTTACCCGCCCATTTAATAGTTTGTGATGCACCATCGATCTGTACAGCTGTAGGTAAGTATCCAGTACCACCTTGTGCTAGAACTAATGTAACGGACATAATTCTTCCAGCGGTTGTAGGTACGTTCGTAATATTAGCTGTAAAGCTTGCACTAATGCTAGAATGGTAGAATACATCAGTAACGGCGAAATCATGTGTTACTGTACCAGTTGCAGCGGTCTTAGAATCCATTAATTCGACGATAGACTCGACGTTAGTGATACCGCCAACTTGCAAGTTATTGTTGATCGTCGTAGTACCAGTTGCTGCACCGATGCTAACAGTAGTAGCTGCGCCACCGATATTCAACGTAGTAGCGTTAGTATTGAATACTGTTGCTGTACCAGTTGCGCTAGTAGTAATATCTCCACCGTTTGCAGCTATATCTCCTGAGAATGTACCAGAACCTGCTGTTAGGTTACCAGTAGTTAGAGGAGCATATGTTAGTTGAGCATCACCAAAGTCAACTGTTGCAGTAGGAGCTAGAGAATCTAGGCTAGTGAATAACTTGAATGCACCGTCTGAAGCATCGCGTACTAGACCAGCAAATAGAGCTACGTAAACTTTATCGTTGTCTAAGTGTGAAGCTGCTGTAGTACCGTTAGCACCACGAGTAACACCAGTAAACGTTGTAGCTGTCTTACCAGTATAAGTCATCTCTTCTGTGCCAATAGCTATCTTACCTGTAGATGCAAATGCAGTAGTATCATCTACGGTAATTGTTGTAACAGAAGCATTGATTCCACCATTAAGTTCCGTAGAGATTGTACTAAATGTACCATAGAAACCCAAGTCGATCAAGTCACTTGGGTTACCAGAACCCATACGAATCATTGGGTCAGAAACTGCAAGAGTTGTTGTTTCTAAAGAAGAACCAGCACCACCAATTGCAATTGTACCAGTAATAGCTACGTTACCACCAACGTTTAAGTTACCGACGATACCAACACCGCCGTCAACACGTAAAGCACCTGTAGTAGTTGAAGTAGATTCTGTATCAGCGTAGATCTCAACGCCAGCAGCTTTACCTGCGCGTGAAGCACCTACAATACGTAGTTTTTCGTTACCGGCATCGAAGCCATCTGTGAAGAATACGATGTCGTTTTCTGTACCTGTTTCATCAGTACCGATCAACATATTACCAGTAGCTGATGATCCAGCTGGAGCTGACATGAATATGTAACCAGTTGATGGACCAGTAACAGTAAATGTTGGGTCATTATAGTTTTCAGATGTGATACCCATATCCATCCAGCCAGAGTCATTATCTCCGTTAGATGCATATACGATCATGTCTGTTGAAGCACCAGTTCCGCTATTGAAGTTCTTCAACGCAACTTGTACGAATGAATCAGCATGACCTGTGAATACTGCAGATGCGTCTGTTAGACCAACATAACCAGAATAAACTGTGTCATCTTGTGTAAGTTGTTTAGCAGTGATTTCACCATCACGGCCTTGATAGATAGCACCACCATAAGCTTGGATCTCGCCGTCTAAGTTTAGGCTACCTTCTATACCCACACCGCCCTGTACTCTTAAGGCTCCGGTGTATGGGTTGTAAGAGCTTGTATTGATGTAAATTTCAACACCAGCTGGATCTTTTTGTTGAGTGATAGTGGTTCCAGCAGCGACTGTTTGTCTTTGATCAACTGTATATGTTCCAGCACCACCAGCTGTGCCACTTAATTGTGATGTGATAGTTGTTCCGTTAACTACTCCGGTACCAACGATTGATTTAGTTCCATCAAAAACGATAGGACCGCCACTAGTTACAGAAGCGACAGTTAATAAGTTATCAGCGATTGTACCCACAAATACTGCACCATTACGACCTTCGCCAATGATACGCATCTTTTCAGCATCTGTATTAGTCGTAGGATCAAAACCACCTGTAACGAATACGATGTCTTTCTCAGTACCATTTTCGCCTGTGGCGATAACTAAGTTACCTGGACCTGTACTTCCAGCGGGTGCTGACATGAAGATGTAACCATCATGAACGTCAGTGATACCATAACCAGAAGTAATGTCAAAGCCAGATGATGTGATACCCATGTCGATCCAACCAGAATCGTTATCACCGTCATCAGTGTAAAGAATTAAGTCTGTAGAAGCAGAAGGACCATCATTAATGTTCTTTAATGCAAATTGACCAAATGCGTCAACGTCCCAAACTGCTAATAATCTAACATCTGTTAGACCAACATAACCTGAATATGGACCATCATCAGCTAAGTATGTCTGTGCATCTTCACCGATAAAGACAGAACCAACTTGACCAGTGTCTGGACCAACTACTAAGTGATTATCTACGTGGATAGCTTCACAACCTAAGTGCGCTGCAGCTGACCATTCTGGTTCATTACCAGCAGCATTAACAACTAAAACAGGTTGTACTTGCCTTGCAATACCTTGATGATCTGTGTGTGATGCTCCTAGTGTTCCTATTGGAAGTCGTGCAGCACCGCTAGCATCACGATAAACTGTATCACCGCGTGTGGTTACAACTGCTGAAGCAGTACCGTCAGCTAATGTATTCCAATAAGCGTGAACTGTGTCAGCACCAGGATCATTTGATCCGCTAGCAGTATGTGCTTGAATACAAATATATGTTGATCCACTAAACTTAACAGCTTCGTTTAATTTGTAAGCAACGCCGCTAGTCCAGTTTCCTAGCCAAGCAAAACCTTGACTAAATAATTCCCAATGATCAGTGTCATAAGGATTTTCTGTTGTAGAGTCTGCAATGTTTAAATATTGGTTACCACCAAAACGCACTAAGTCACCAGTTCTATATGGTAATACACCAGAACCTGATGCAACCCAATTTCCACGATTATTTAGGCCTTCAACGAAAGGTCTCCAAACAGTAACATCTGAAGTAGGTACAACGTCATCATTTGCTTCTAATGCGTAATAAGTATAACCGCCATATGAAACAACATCGCCAATTTGGTAATCAACAGCTGAATCCCAAGATTCTTCTACTTCAACACCTTTAGCGAATATATCCCAATAACTTGGATTTAATATTCCGCCACCAGCTGCTGTATGTGCTGTTGTACAAATGTATGTTGAACCACCGTATGCTACGATATCATTTACTTTATAATATGTTGCTACAGTGTATGCGTTTTTCCATGAAAAACCGTCATTCATCAATTGCCATTTGGCATCGTCCGAATATAAGGTACCGCCAGCAACGTGTCCTTGCACACACACATATGATTTTCCACCGTGTCTTACGATGTCATCTTTTACATATGTAGCAGACGCTGTCCATGCACCTTTCCATACAAATTTAAGTCTACCTAATTTAAACTCTGCCATTTGTTATTTCCTTTGAATTGCAATTAAATGCTTATTAATCGTCATAGCCTATCCAAGTGCCATTATTATCCCAAGTAGTGATGTTAGTCCATCCTCTGAATGCGTTAGCATACTGTGAATTAAATACGCCAGCCTTGATAAGTCCATTGTTTGTAAATTCTGTAACAGGAACTTCGATACTTATAGCTATACCAAAATTTCTATTGACAACCGGATCATTTTGTAAATTACCATTACATCCTACGATATTACCATTATTTATGATAGTTAAACCATTCTTAAATAGCTTATCAATACTTAACGCTGCTTTTCTAGGATGCGTAGAACCAATGTTACCACTAATCGTAAGTGCAACACTAGATAATCCATTCCATCCCATTTCGATCAACTTATCGAATAGGTTTATATTATAATTTTCGCCCGATATTGTAAATGATTGTTGATGACCAGCTGGAATTTGAATATCTTCTATTTCTGACAACTGTAAATTAGAAGTATCTAATGTAAAATAACCATCAGAATCGATGTAATACGTTTGTTCGCTATTTACAAATTTCCATTGTTCATATTTAACATCAGCAGTTGTATAATCTAATACGTGGTCTTCGCCTCTACCTTCAAAAAAATCATCACCCAATGCGTAGTCAGCAAATTGAGATGGGATAGTTTCACCAAATAAATTCACATTTGATTTGTCATTTTCATTAACTTTTAATAGATACAAATCACCGTCTTCAGTACGTCTAAGCGCATATAAAAAAGTAGTTGACGGTTCATTAAATTCCGCTACAGATTTACCTAAGATATATGGAGTAGTCATATTAACCTTTATGAGTATGTTATAACAACTAAACTAAATATAGCATCTAGTCCATCGGTTGTATCACATACTATACTTACAGAGTTAGTTGGAGCTAAAAGCAATTTTTCTCCACCGTTAATAATTCTAGCGCTACTTTGCGGAGCTATTTCTAAATCTTTTATATAATAGCCTTTAATAGAACTAGCATCTGTTACGAATATTGAAGCTTTAACAACTGTATTAGTAATATTTGCAAGACTTAATCCTACGCATGCAGCTTTTTGTGCACTAGTCGTAGTTACAAGTGTCTGTTCAGTTTTACCTAAATTTTTTATTACTTTATTTGTAATATTACTAACTGATGCCATATCTTATCCAAAAATAATAGATTGAACTAGTGCGATTTCTTCTGCACCAGATTGCGTTACTGATTCACCAACTTGTGCAACGTTTTGCCACTCATCGCCATTGTATATTTCACATGTCTCTGAGTCATCGCTATAACGCATAGTTCCCTTTATAGGGGCAGCAGGTCTTTCAAAACCAGTTCCATGAGGAATCACAAATGATCTGCCTGAAGCATTATCAATTATGAAATCGTCTTTTACTAAAAATGGTTTACTAGTTGTTGTCATATTAGTCTATTTATAATTGCTGCATGATACGAAACTTACCATACTTGCTGCATGATACGAACAAAATTAGCTACATAGTTTGTATTAGAAGCTAATGGAGTACTTGTAATTCTTAATCTTAATTGTCCACTAACAATATCAGCAGTAACAGTTGCTATTTCGCCATTGGTCTCTATTACGCCATATCGTGTTATAAAAGCATCAACCTGGTTATGAATAACAATAACTTCCATCGCTTGATAATAACCAGTTGCTGTTCCACCGCTACTACCTATTTCAATGAAATATTTTGCTGTCTTATGTAATGTAATATCAAAAGAATCTAGCGTAACAGTAGTTTCAGTTGCATGATTCCAATTTTTAATGTTTGCTTCCAATACGCCAAATGGTATACCTTCAACTAGATCTAAACCTGGAACAACACGAGTGTAAAGCTTTCTATTGGTAGTATTAATCGCAACTTCGCCTTCATACAAGGCTGTACCATCTGGCACAGAATCTTGTGTATCGCTTCTGCGAAGTTGAACTATTGTACCGTTTGCCATTATTCTTTAACTTCTTCTGTTGTATCTTCTTTTTTGTCTGCTTCTAAAATTGCTAAACGATCTTGAGCAACTGCTAATTGCGTTTCCAATAAAATAACTTTATTCATCAGATCTGCAATTGCTCTTTGTTGACGCTCTACAAACTTATTCACAAATTCTTGACTCGCTTCAATAGCCATAATATATCCTTATAATTTAATTAATATGTGCCACAATCAATGTGTGAGAATACTGGTAAACCAGATGCATTCATCTGTAATACTTGACCAGTTGTATCACCGCCGTTGTAAACACTTGTACCGTCACCGGTGATAAAACCTGTGTCACCATCTACGTCAACCCAAGGGATTGAGTTATTGGTAAATGTTGAGAAAGATAATTCTGTTAGTAATGCATTACCAAAACGTACATCTGATGCTGTACCAGAAAAAGTATCGCTAGTGTTAGTTGCATCTTCAATAAATGTAAATCTATTTGCAGAAGTGTCATAACCGAAGAAACCTGATTTAGCAGCTGTTCCATTGTGCCATCTAAATTCCATACCTTTATCTAAACCATCTGGCGCAGTAAGTGCAGTTTCTGTACCTTCAGAATCAGATTGCATACCTAAAATCAAAGTTGGATTATTTGATTGAACTGATGCAGAATTGACGGTTGTTGTAGTACCTTTAATTGTCAAATTACCTTCAATAACAACAGAACCAGTATTTGAACCACCAGTTGATGGATCTATGTAAAGGATATCGGCGCCGAATGTAGAGATCTTATTGTTTAAAATCTTTGTACCAATTGGCGTTGCTGCTGTTAAGTCAGCTGAGAATTTTGATGCACCATCGTTGTCTACTCTTAATCTTTCAAGACCATCCGTAAACATACGTAATTGATTGTTATTTGCGCCAGGAGAATTTTCTGGAGAAACATATGTGTTACCATCAATATCTTGTAAACGAGAACCAATAGCATTCCATGCAATACCGTCGTAACCTTCAAACACGTTCGTCGTTGTGTTGAAGCGGAACATACCTGCAAGAGGTGATGCATCACGGGATGCAGTATTACCAACTGGAACACGTACAGCATTTGTACTAGTTATTTGTAAATAACCTGTGCCAGATGGTTCGATAAAGATCTTACCATCAGTTCTTGAAGATGATATAGTATCAACGTTAATATTAGTTAAGTCTACATCAGAATTAAAACTAATTGTACCAGTACCATTAGCTTCAAGATTTAAATTACCGTTTGTTTGTGTAACAGATAAAGTATTACCATCTAATCGAAGGTTATCAATATTTAATTGATTGACTTTACTGTCTGAATCAGTAATTATGGCAGAGTTTGGACTTAAGACACCATTTTCATGGTCCAACATGTCCATAAAGTACTTACCACCAATGTGTACGATATCATTCGCTTCACCTGCAGTTTCTGTGCCTGTACCGATGTAGAGGCGATCACCTCCGTTAGTACTTACGACACCTTCAATTGGTAATTGCTGTAAGTATGAATATGCTAACTCGCCGGTCGCAAGTGTGCTGGGTGCTCCACTTATACCTGAGTTTTTGATTTTAATAATGGTTGCCATGGCTTAGTACTTTCCTCCGATGATTTTAACCTTTGATCTTGGGTGATCAACCGTAGCTGTTAATTTGAATTTTGCAGTATCAGCATCATATATCATCATTGCACCGTCTTCTAGTTCGGTAGCATCAACATCATTTAAGTCTAATAAGTTAAGTGACGTAATACCTAAGGCAAAAGTACGTACTGTAACTGGTGTGTCAAGTTTAATCTTTGATCTTAACGCGGTAGACATCTACAAATCCCTTAAGGTCTAGTTGCTCTTGGTGTTACTGTTACTTGTCCTTCAACGACTCGGATAACTGTACCAAGTGTTGAATGAACAATTTCTATATCATAGACATAACGACCGTCTCGCATTCCGCTAGTTTGTGTTGATGTCAAGGTCAATTTTACTTCACCTTGATTAGTAGTCTTTACACAGCCAATTGATACAGCTGTGGAAGACGTATATGTTTTTCTAATCTGACCACGAACTGTATATGATGTAAGATTAATTGGCGTACCAATGGAATCTTCAATGTCCAATGTGGCCACAAAGTCTGAGCCTTGGTCTATAACTAGGTTAACTAACTGAGACATTTATAGCAAAATCCAAAAAAAGAGTTATTCTGGCTTTATTTATATGAGTTGCGATTCTATGTCATCAAATAGTTTAATTCTAGCTTTGATAGCTGTAATCGCCGCTTGTTCGGCCTCATGAATAAGGAATGGATCATCCTTACAAAAATAATTAACCAAATGTTCTGACATTGGTCCATGACTTTCTCCATCAACCTGGATGTGTCTTTCTAAGTAATAGTGAAACTTAGGAGCATCAGTTTCTGATATATCAATCTGTTTAAGTAATCTTTTAAACATTGCAGGGATTACTGATTCTCTACCGTAACAAAATGAAGCTGCAGCACAATGAGGACCCATTTTTATAGCATCAAATGTGGTTTTTACGAAATCCATAGAAGCCTTTGGAACATACTCACAGTCTATGTGTGAATTAAACTTGCTAACCGCATCCAGGTAATTTCTAACAGGCATTGTATCAGCACCTACTTCCATCATTGACTGTAAGTATAGGTCGAAATGACTTATAGATGATTTACCATCGGGAGATATATCAGATTCCTCACAGAGGACTATCTCATTAATCATCCTAGCTATATCAGACCTTGTGCCAGGAGTTGGTAACCATATGTTACTAGTTGGCACCACATTGTGCTGTATAGTCTTTAATAGACTCATGAAATCCCATACCGCAAAGACATGATATTTCATGAAGATTCTAAGATCTTCAATAGATTGTATAGTATTAGTTACAAGAAGAGAATGATTCTCAAGCTGAGATCGGTGCTCTTGTATCTTCTTTAGGTCTAATTTCATTTAATCCAGTTTCTAATAATTCTATGGGTTCATTAAACAATAATGAGAATGCGTTTTGTTGAATAGCAGAATACCAAATCTTTTCTACTCTACAATTATGCATAAACACTTCATCGGGAAATTTAATAGGACAACTAGACTTACAAAGTCTTCTAACTGGACATGTATAACAATGCTCGTGTTTTCTATCTAAATCTAATTGTATGATCTTAACACTTTTAATATCTTTGATATGACCTCCTTTAAATTTCTCAGAGGTGTGTGGGCATAATCTAACTTGTCCCATAATATCCATAGAAAGGATGTCAGCTGCATCAGCTCCACAATTCGACGTCATCGTAATAGGTATTTGATGTCGAGTTAAAGCGGCATACTTAAGAACTCCAGCATCTCCATCGATAACATTAGAGTTTAATATGCGATCTCCGCCCTCTCTCAATTGCTTGATAGCAGCTTTAATATAGTCATTGACTATCTTCTTAAACTTGGGTAGATCATCACCTTTAATAACATGATCAGCTGAGTTTTTAGAATCTGTATCGTCATAAACTCGTGCAGGAATGTAACTGATCCTCGCATGCTTCAAACCCAACTTATCTTTAACTGCTTTAAAATAATCATTAATCTCAAACATATCAAAGTTTGTAGCAGAGACAACAGAATTAAAACTATATTGTACCTTAGGACTCATATCATCAAATTGCTTGATAACATCAACAACACTCTTCTTATCAAAGATATCTTCTCCGCGAAGACGCTCATGACCTGGACCATCGTGTGAAATACCCATCATGACACTAGCAGTTAAAGTCTTGAAGAAATCTACGTGCTTTTGTCTTAGTGGTGATGCATTTGTAGAGATATAGAAGTGTCGACCTGGACCATCAAGTAATTTCATGATCGGAACCATATCATTCCAATAAAGGAATGGTTCTCCACCCCAAAGTTCAATGCGTTCTAAGTTTTCTAAGTCAAGATATTTGTTAATAGATTCTACAAATGATTCTAACCAAAAATTTTGTGGTTTCTCATCAGGATTGCCAATATCTTTTTGCATGCAATATGTGCATGAGTAATTACACGCATGTCCTAGAAGAATGCGTAATGCAGTTGGTTTATTCGTCTTATGTTGCACACCAAAATTATGTTGTACATTTTCAAAGAATTCATAACCTTCTTTAGGAGGTAAAGATAAAATCTCACCCTTATCATTATGAAGACTATTGTCTAAGTTTCTATAATAGAATACTTTACCAGATTGTGTTTGAAATTTACTAAAGCTCATTTTGTGCCTATAATTGGTATAATCTTATCTGATTCAGATGACTTAAGAAGACCGTATGGAGTTTGGATCCATCCTTCTTCTAGTAATTTGTAAAAAAACTTTGCCTTTGGAGACATCATAATTCTAGGGATAAAATTAAAATTTTCATTGATAATATATTGCATGGTTGTCGTATAGTAATCTCTAAATCTTTTTTCAATGGGTCTATTTTTCCAAAGATTATATAAGGTTTGTTTACCTTGTAACATCTTAACCATAAAAGCTTTTATGTCTATACTATTGTCAAATTGATAAAACGGTTCAATCGTTAAGTCGGTAGCATCATCTGATGAAAAGAAAAATCTATCATAGTAAAGATGTACTGATTCTCTATAGATGTGCATCAAACCTTTATCATCATTAATTACCCACGTATTTTGGTATTCTGCCCAAGCATGGTGTAGTATATCTCTGTGATTAGTTCTAAAATCATGATGTACACAATTATGTAAATCTAATTTATTAGCCCATTCTATAATATCTTTAAATAGTTCTGGGTGACCGCAGTCAATATACTTTATCTTTCTAACGCCAAATTTATCATAAAGCTGTTTACATGCAACCAATACTTTTTCTACACCAACATGATTCAAAAAATCTGTACTTATTGAGATGTCTGCAATACTGGCTAAATTAATGTCATCTAATTCTAGTGTCCTAAATATAGCATTATCAGTAATACATAATTCAAACATATGACCATATTTTTGATACCACTCATACTCTTTTTGATGATTATGCTTTAGATAGTATAGATCGTCATTAGTTCTAATTACACCGAAATATTTAAAAAACTTAAACCATTCTTCTTGGTGTTTATCTAAATCATTTCCAAAATTAGATAAATCTTTCGTTTCTTTTAAGTGATCTTTAATATAACATACTTTGCAACCAGCATCACAATAGTATCTTGTACCAACACTAAAATATACATCATAGTCTAATGAACGTAGTGCATCTTCCCTTAACCAATATTGTGCTAGATCTGGATAATTGTCGAAATCGTCTCTATTCATTTATTCACCTTGAATTGATTATCTATACCGATCCTCTGGAATAAACTTTTTTCCTTTTTCAATTCAGCATTATGCATTATAGCTACATCAACAAATTTATAGAAATCTTTACAACTTCCTTGCGGTTGTTTGTCGAACAACTTATAAAGATATTTTAAACCGCAACTTGCTTTTTGTTCGCATGAATCACACGATTCATGTATTCTACTTTGATCTCCGATGGGTTGCCAAACTTCTACTCCATCTTGCCATTTGCCTATGCGGGTATTCTCAACTTTATATTCTAAGAAATCGAATTCTGGATACAGATATCCGTCGGGAGATAAGATTAGCTTATTATGTTCTGCAAAATATGCTTTGTCAATCTTATCATAATTACCATCGATAAAAATATTTAACTTTTTTATATACAATATTTGGATAAACTCGAGAAATGCACCAAAGAATTGCGGTAAATTAATTCGATCTATTATAACATCAAATTTGTCTTCTCCGCGATGATGTCTTAGAGGAATGACATTTACAGTCTTACATCCAGTGCTATAACACGTGTCTACTATAGATTGTACATTTTCAAATGAGAATGCACGTCTATCTTCAATAGGCAGAACATATTGCCACTTCCAATCAAAACAATGCTGATTTAATACTTCAGCCATCTCTACTACATTCAATCTATCACGATTCTCTTCTTGGAACATGAAGTCATAGCTTATAGTTGCACCAAGTTTGCCAGAATACTTCTCAAATATATGCTGATTTTCTTTTACTAGAGAACCATTGGTGGTCATTCCAACTTTCCAACCATTGCGTTCAGCGATTGGCATCAACCATTCAAGACATTGTTCCATGCGTTTTGCGAATAACAATGGCTCACCACCATGGAAAGATACCCATTCAACTTTATTTTCTTGTTTTTCTGCCCACAAGAAAAAATCTTGTAACTCTTGAGTTGTGTTTCCGTTTAACGATTGACCGCCAAGCGATTCAATATAACCTCGATCACAATATACACAATCAAAGTTACACTTATTCCCAAGGTAAATGATAAGCATCTTAACATTATTAAGAGGCTTATCTCGTTTATTGTAGAAGTTTATAGCTGATTGCATCATCTAAAGCCCGATCATCGGACGCCAATATCAATACGTGGAGTAATGCTAAGAAGAATACTTCTTGCATTTGATTTTGTACTTTAACAATTCTACCAGTTGGCATGTTTCTTTTAGCCAAAATTTGATAATAAAAGTCATCGATGCTTACTTGTTTATCACCAATCAATTCTTGTATTGTATCGAGGAATTCTTCTGGTTTAACTTCATCTAGTTCTTTATGTTTACCTTCCATGATCTCTAACCAAAAACCCAACAACCTTTGAGGATTTTTAAATTTATTAACGAGATCATTATGCACTTTATCAAGTGATGGATGATATTGATAAACATAATAAAATAACATATAGCTGATAGCTTTAAGGAATGTTAGTTCATATCCTTCAGTATGTAATGCGCGAACTAATGTATCATACTTAATCTTAAATTGTTTCTTAGCAATATCTTCTTGCAAATCTACATAAAGCTTAACGATCTTTTGACACATATCATCTGGTCTAAACATACGTGTGCCAGTATCTAAGTTACCTGCTGGACACTGATAGCATGCATTCTTATAGTCACATGTCTTACATTGTTCTTCCTCTTCAAACATCTTAGCATATTCTTTTTGGAAGTGCTTATAACGATCGATATAGATCGTATTATTAAAAACATTGCCTAATATAGTATCGGCAGTTGAACCGCCTTTTTGATTTGTGAAAAAATAACAACCTGAAAAATCTCCACTGGCATCAATAGCTATCATATCAGAACCAATCATACAGTTCTCTTCGCCTTTCTTACCAACACCTTCACTAAAATGTATTTGTAAGTCTTCATACTTATCTAGAGAGTTTAATATGTCATTATGCAAAGTATTCCATTCTTGCTCAGTCCATTGAATGAATCCTCTCGCAGAATCTAATATGAGCGGATGAACTACTAAACGTCTAATTCCTCGCTCGTATAAGTTATCAACAAACTCTGCAAAATAAGGTGCATTCTCTCTGGCAAGAGTACAACGTACAGTGACTCGCTTTTGAAATTTTGGCTCTTCTGGGATTGTTTGGATCTGATCCATGAGCTTGTTTATCTTATCTTGACCGATCTCTCTATGATCGACCTCAGATTTATCTGTATCTAGCGAGATAAGCATATATGTAAAGTCGTGCGAGAAATATTCATCGACTAAAGGCTGAGTCAGTAATAACCCATTAGTGACGATACCGATAACTGTATTGGTTTCACCGCGTGAGTTAATTTGTAATTCTTCTTTATTCTTACGAAGGAAATCTAAGATGATATCTTTGTGGATTAAAGGCTCGCCGCCAAAAAATTGAAATACTTTCTTTTGGTTATTATTTGCATCTTTTAAGAATCGATATGCAGTCAAGAGAGACTCATTGGTAAATCTACCAAAGTCTTTCTTATGCTGCTCATAACAATAAGAACATGACAAATTACATGCATTAGTTAATATAAGATTCATCTGCTTCAATTCACTAAACAGATATTTCGTATTGCTTATACTAAGTACAGTCTCATTTTCCTTTGGAACAACTGAGATTAGTTTATTAATTTTATCCAATCCCTTTGGAGTGATAATTTTCTCGCTAAGGAATTGGAACTGTCCATCAGTTTCTATTACTGATGCTTTATGATCTTGCTGCCTTTGTTTTTGTGCTTCGGTTTTTAACCAAATAGTTTTCATACAGTCCCACGGCCACAAGCACAAGCACACTGACATTCGCAGACAGTGTTATAATCATCATAAAATATGTGGCTGTGAGATGCTAATGATTCTAGCACATCCAGCATTTGTCTAAATGTATCAGCAGAAACGGTATCTGCTGCGGCCTTTTCTGCTGGAATAGTAGATCCAGTAGTAAACGTGCTTACATCTTCTATACCCATTTTTAAACCTCTTCGTAATGTTTGCTAATCTTAATATTATATACTAACCGATTGCCACTATTGATAAATGTCCAATCCATCGTATTACCTGTGTTCATTCTAATACTAATATAAGCAGACTGTTGACCATTCTTAAATCTAGCTTTATATTTATTATCACCCAAATGTTCTAAATTTAAATCACTTAAAACCTTAATTAAGCTTGGATCTATGATTTCTCCTAAACCAAGTTTAATTGTACTTAAAGCACCAACTTCAAAACTAAACTCTTCACCCTTTACGACATACCATTTGTCTTCTAATGGATATGCATTTTTACTCATCTTTGGTTTTAAAAATTGAGTAGACATGTATCCCATGTGAGGATCCATTATTCTATATCTATTAGTTTCGGTTTCGAATTCTACATTATCTCCCATCGTAGTCGTTGACGGATTAAATACTAAAAGATAGATAGGTAAATTTTTTACTTTATATGCATAAAACCAAGTAACAGTGCTCAATTTATTGTTATCATCGCTAGATATGAATTCATTTTTTTCAATATCTAATATATGACCACCCATCCAAGGATCTCTAGTATAGTATACACTGTTTTGGATAATATCGACATGTGATCCGCTACTTAAAAATGTTCCGAATCCTAAAGCTTTACCATCGTTGGCATTTAACCATTCAATGATAAAATCTATATTGATACCCTTTGTTACTGATCGATTCATATCCATGCCAGGTTGCACGAATTGTTTAGTAATTACAAAATCAGATCCTTCTACATAACCAACATTTTTATTGAAAACTATCTTGTTTTCTTTCTTTTCAAAGTGATATAGATATGATTGCGGATGCTTTGGATTTATCCAAAATCCTTTTATATCTGAATCTGAATTCCAAGTTTGGATAGCATCTAGCCATGGTGTACTTTGAGTTTCACCGCATTGAAAAAATACTATAGGTTTCATTATATCCTCATGTTTAATTATAACTATGTTCTTCCTTACACCAATCACTCGGACTTAGAACCATTGATCATCAGTTCCGCTGACGGCTTTCACCTGATTGCAAAGTCTGGTCAGCGGATCCTAGATGCCCAGTGCGGCAATATTAACTGCAACCTGGGTTACTCTCAACATTCAATATCCAATGCTATTTATAATGCCTCCCAAACTTTACCGTTCAGTAGACATAATAATAGTATGTTAGCTGAGATTGGTGTAACATACTCAAAAAGATTAGCGGCTTATTTTTCACACCATCAGAAATTTTTCTTTGGTAGTTCTGGCTCCGATGCTGTAGAGTCTGCTTTAAGATTGTCTTATATGACTCGTCTAAAACAAAAAAGCAATAGGACGAAGATCATCACATTCAAAGGATCTTACCATGGATCTACATGGTTAACAGGAGCTATTAGTGATTTGGGTGGATTAGGACAACACCTACCCGATTGGCCAGAGAATATCAAATTATTATCACCATTTGGAAACGATGGGCAAGCAACATTAAACGAATTGGCAAAATTGGATGTAGACAAGATTAGTTCTATTGTTATAGAACCTTTCACTTATTTGTCTGGTGTATTGCAATGTTCATATCAATTCTGGGATGAATTAAACTATTTTTGTGTAGCTAACGATATTCACCTAATATTAGACGAATCTGCATCCGGATTTTTTAAGACTGGTTCACCATTTCATTACTATGCATTACCAATAGAACCAACATTTATAATACTATCTAAGAGTATTACTGCTGGATATGTACCGTTATCTGCTGTTGCGATTCATAATCAAATTTGGAATCAATTAGAAAACGAATGGATAGTACATGGATGGACTAATAGCGGATCGGTGATTGGACTTGCTGCTGCTAATGAAGCATTAAACCTATATGAAGAAAACGACTATGATAATCAACGCTTAGTTGAAGAATTTTTAGATTGGCTTATTAGTGAGCACGATATAACCTCAACTAGACAAGTTGGTAACTTCTTTGCTTTTGATATGAAATCTAGGAAATGGCGCCGAGATGTAGGCGTTAGGTTTGCATCAGTTGCTCTTAAACATGATCTTCAACTGACAACATTTAAGTATGATGCTATTGCTAGAGGCTTGATACCTCTAAATGCTGGGGAAAAATATTTTAATGAACTAAAAGAGAAAGTAAGTCTAATCGTAGAAGATAAAAGTTTACTACGTTAACTAGTGCGGTCATCAATTCTATGGACATGATTTCCAACGAGAGAGATAAAAAATCTCATTTCATTGTGGTGAGTTGCATATATATCAGTACCTGATGAGACTTGTGCAGGGGGAACAAAAACTTCAGTAATTGTGCGAACGGCAGGCCCAGTGTTTTTATCTTCATAGTAATTGCCACGATCACCGTTGTTACCATAAGTAGCTAATTGCCATGCATCATCATACGTGTGATAATGACCCTTCCAGGCCATTATTAAGTTAGTCAAAGAATTGATATCGCTAGCAGTAATGTTGTTTCCAGCTACAATATTATTTCTTAATGTAGTTATAGGACTATTATCTGGAAATATATTTGCTTTAGGATTGCGTTCTGTGGTTGCCATTATTGAACCTCGATTACCTGATCACACCAGTCGGTTGGCCAGTGGGGTTTAACTCTTACATAAACTTTACTTGCATCAATATTACAGTCGATTAATTTTTTAACTATATTGTTAACACAAAATACAGATATCTCTTCACGTGTTGTCATAGATTCTACCAAGGTTTTGATATATTCTACTGAATCTAAGTTATGATCGATACCTGTAAAGCTTTCATAAACAGCATCATAGTTTGGATCGATGATAGTAGTATCTTCTTCTTTTAATAATTCAGCAACGTATGGAACAAAAATATCATCATCTTCGCCTGGAATACCAGCAACCTTTAAACCGATGATCTGTTGACCTTCGCGTCTATTTTCAGTATAACTTAAGTGTGATAAGTTATCGTGATTTTTTACAAATTGAAAGAATACTTCTTCATGCATTATAATATCACGCACTCAACTAATTTTTCTTTGAATTCTTGATTTGTTTCAAGCGCTATTGCAACAGGGTTTAATACACCATAAATTGCTTTGCCATCAACACTAGCAATTACAGTTTGGCCTTTTGTAATTGGTCCAATCACTCTAACTGGAACTCGACCACGAAGAGCAATCGCTTGACCATCAGCATCTTTATTCATCAAGAATGCTGGCTTCTCAGAGATTACACCAACTGCGATTTGACCTGGAGAATAAGAAGCTGTACATTCTGAATCAGCACTTAATGAAATCACCATGACAGTTCCAACTGGATATTCTTTGTCTGTTGTATATTTTTCTGCCAAGTCAGCGTATCTAGCTGATGTTGCAACACCGTTAAACACATTTGCTGTTAAATTGCCTGAACTATCACGTGCTGCGATAGTAGAATTAGTTGCAGCTGTAGCGCTATTCATACCGTCTAATAAGTCAGCATCAAGACCAGAGCTTGCTCCATCATTGCCTGAATGCCAAGGTGTATAACCAAGAGCTGCAACCACATTAGCATTAGTTAAACTAAATTCACCACTCGTTGAGTTATATGTAATATTACCGCCTGTAGCGGCAATACTTATTGCTGATCTAGCACGCGCATTCGTGAAATAAAGATTAGTACTACCTTCTGCAGTTGCATCTGTATTGAATGTTATATTAGCAGAGCCGTTAAAAGAAGCACCATTGATTGTGCGAGCATTTTGTAATGTTGTGGCAGTTGATGCATTGCCTGTAACAGCACCTGTTACATTGCCTGTTACATTGCCTGTTAATGGACCATTAAACTTTGTTGCAGTCATTTCACCGGTAACTGATAAATTACCAGCGGCTGTTAATACAAGTTCAAATGTATCTGCTGAATCTACGTTTACTTTAAATTCATTACCATCAGTAGAGATAACACCATCGAGAGGAGCTGCAGATCTTACTTCATTAATAGCTGCAACAACATTAGTTGCATCAGTTAATAAACCAGCAGTGTCTCCTACAAAGTCACCAATCTGATTAGTTTTTAGTCTCCACCCGTTAAAGGTGTCGGTTAGATTTACGTTAATAGCTGCCATTTATATCTCTCTATTTTTGGATGTTAGCAAGAATAGTAACTAACATGCTTTTAATTTCACTTACTTCTTTTTTGATATCGTTGATATCAGAGGTATTCTTTTCAACCTGTTGTTGTGCATTAATTAGTCTTTGTCTATTTTGCAAATACTTATTATATGAAATGTCATCTTTATTTATGATAACTTTTGAAACAGGATCGCGATACAACCCTATTTCGTTTTCTACTTTCATCAAAGGTTCATTAAGCACAAGCTATAACCCTTAGATCTTTAACTCTAGGTACTTGAGCAGAATTACCAGTCTTAAATACAATCTTAATCACAACAGCATCAAACACTGGTAAGTTTTCTAATTCATATGCAACATCAGTAAATGTATTGCGATTAGATGTCTTAATTAAGTTGGCTGTAGGAGTAGCTCTCACAAAGTTAAACTTGGTGATATCTGTAGTAGAACCAGCAGGTAATAGTTTATAATAAACTTCTATATCTGAACCGGTTACTGCTGGAATATTAGCACCAAACATAATCTTCAAGAAAGTTGAAGAATTTGCTAAGTTAACTACGCGCGTAACATATTTAGATTCAGAAGAACCACCTGTTGGAGCGATCTCACTAACATAGTTATCCAATAAAGTGATAGTAGTAGTGGTCGCTGACTGTGTTACAAATGTGTGGTCGCAAGTAATTGTAGCACCATCTGAAGCAACACCAGTTACCAATATAGGATCAGTCGTGTTATTAGTTGAAGATCCTGTTCCAGTTATTTCAATATACTTACCAACTGCTATACCAGTAGCATCACTTCTTAAGCTTCCAGTATTCGCAATACTGATGGTGCTTCCAGCGTATGATACATTGTTTCCAGCAGTAGTCAATACTGTCTTGTAATCTAAGTCATCGTTATTTTTAGTTGAATAGGTGTATGTGTCAATCTTGTTAGAGATTGTTGTCAATGACATCCTAGAAGTATCGATAACCGGAGATAAGTTTTCATTTTCAGATGTTAATCTTGCAGTTACAACCAATGACTTGTTACCAGATAACGCAGATAAGTTTTCATTTGTTTGAGAAGCTATGATATTCTTATTATCGAAATATGTAGTCACATTTGGTATTAAAGAAGTTTCTGAAGAAGCTGCGCTGTATGACTCATTGATAGGTGTCATACCAAACGCTAATGTAGTTTCTGAGAACACTTGAGATTGAGCAATAAAGTTTACTGCATCATAGCCAACGTTAACCGTTGCAATCACATTTTCTCCACCAACAAAGCCACTATTAGTAGCATTAGCATTAACATCGATTACAAATGAATCGATCTCGCTATCTACAATAGTAAATGTTCCATTTAATCCGGTAGATGATGTTGTAACTATACCATTATATGTTCCTGCAGCCACGTTAGAGATGATGACTGATGAGTTGTTTGGCATAGCATGATTTTTAGCAAATACACGCACCTTATCAGTCCCGCTCTTAGTTTGGAACGGATCAGTTTCTAATATGATCGGAGGCAATGGTTCATTATTAAATTGGATTACTGGATATTGTGTAATATCGAATACGGCAGAACGAATCGTGAATTTCAAATCTTGTTCTTGGTTTGCTGTCCATGTAGAAGCATTTTGTGATTTGAATAACACACCAGCATAAGGTTGTTCAGATATAAAACGATCTGTACCAATAGCTTTTTCACCAAGTTGCGATATCCAAACTCTATAGTTATTTGAATCTGATAATAACACTATACAATATTCTGTCAAATCTTGTAAGAATACAGGAGATTCAAATCTAAATGTAGTAGGAGTTGTTCCAGTATTTGGATTAATATTAATGTTATCTGGAGTTAGTGTAACTCTTGAGAACGGCAATACGCGCTGGCCAGGATATCCGTTTACAACTTCGCGAATTTGAAGAGTTACTGGAATCCCGACATCTTTTGTTGCAAAGAATATATCAACGCTGGTGATAAATGCACCACCAGTAGATTGTACTAAGAATGTTTGTGCTAGTGGATCATACCATCCGCTATCACGAGTTAAACGCTCGTCTGAATAAACCTCAGTTGTTTGAGATTCAGAAACTTGTTGAGTTGCAATCTCTGCATTTCTAACAGCATTAATAGTTTTTTGTTTAGTCTCTAATATACCTTGAGCACGATATTGACCACGACCTTGCGTAGTAAAATCTAAAGATCCTGTATTACTATCAGACAGTTTAAATTCTCTAATACCAGTCCTGAAACGAATTGACTGAGTATTTGGGATCTTAAACACACCAGCAACTGAACCATTAAAGTTTGTTATAATATCATCAGCTTCTGTAGCTACTACTACGCTTCCATTAACTTCATATTCTGTTCCAGAAATAGAACCTTTTAAGATATCTCCGTTTTGGAAAGAACCTTTGATGTTCATCAAATAAACGGCTTCAGCTTCTTCTTGAATGCTTCTTTCAACTAACACAGCTATACCAGTTCCTGGAGAAACAGCTTGAGTGTTATATGTTGTAGCGCCACGTTGTTTAACAAAAACTACGTCACCTTTATTGTATGAAACTTCTGCTTTACCATCTACTTGTCTAGCAAATTCTTCTGCAGCACCACCAACGTTAGTTTCAGTATCAAACTGAGTCGTAGTTTCAGTTACTAAAGATAAATTAACTTTTGTTGCTGGAGTTACGAATAAAGATATATCAGTATCATCAAAGAACGGGAATAGTTTCGTATTTGGTTTTAAACCTTTACAAACGAAGAGTAAATCACGTGATCTGATATATGGAATCAGAGCTGACTGTAATACTCTATCTTCAAGTACTTGGTAATCTATTCTGGGAGTAACAGATGTTTGAATACCTGTACGTGATTGACCAACTGTTGTAGCTTGAGTTTGGAATGTAAGAACGCGAGCACCTGCAGCATCGTTACCAAAACTAGTAGCATCACCACCAATAGCTTGTAATTCTGCTTGAGTAAATGTACGACGATCTGACCAACGTGCAGCTCCAAGACCATAGTCTCTGCTATCAAATCCGCGTGTTACAACTAAACGATCTATATTTCTTGTTTGACCAACCCAATTGGTTTCCCATGCACCCCAAACTGTACCTAATGCACCAGTTGATTCAAGCGCAGTTTGTACAGCTGTAAAGTTACCTTCAATGTTGTTTACAATATCTGGTCTACGATCAACTTCAAACCATTCATCTGAAGGAGGGTTTAAAGTCATACTTCCTAAGAATGTAAAGATGGCAAACGGGTTTACGTTCTCTGTACGAGATGCAAATTGTTGTTTTATTAATTCTCGTTCTGTATATGGTAATGTGATAATATCGCCAGTCAATGCATATCCATCAGCATCACGAGCAATATCCGATTGGTTAGTTTCTAATAAGTTGACATTATCCATTGTGTAGAATGGTCGTAATTCTTGTAATGACATATCGATAGAACAACGATAATCTATTGATGCTGTATCTCCAAGGTCAGAACCTTTGAAACTATCAACGATGAAACCATTCTTGAAACGATCAAGACCCAATTCATCTTGAATTGTCAATGACTTAGTTTCTTGTTCTAATAATGATAATGCTGTGTAGTATTCTAAGTTTTCAATGCGCTTGTCAAGTTTACCAATATCACGCATCGTATATCGTTTAGTATCGATGGTTTCTATTTGGATAGAACCTTGAGATGGGAATAATGTGTAAGCTGATATATGTAACTTAGCAATTAACATGCCTAAGTTTGGATCTTTTGGTTCTTCAGGAGATAAGCTTGCAACTCCATCAACTGAGAAGAATGTGCCATCTATATTTAATGCTAATTTGTCTGAACGCGGCAAGTAATATGAATAACTTGCAGAAGTTTCGAAACCAATTTTAGGAATTTCAGTTTGTGAAGCACCTGTACCAGAGAATAATGCGCCAGCATCTCCAATACGAGGACGGAAGTCCATAACATCTGATAAAGCTACTACACCAGTTGAAGAGATATAGTATGGGATCTTGTTGTATGGAACTTCGCCGCTATATGAGTTAACTGTAAAGTAGTCACCAGCTGTACCAATACTATGATCGAAATAATCAAATATGACACGAACAGCTCCGCTTGGAACTGGATAACCATCTCTACGTGTGATAGTAGCAACATCGTAATGTGTATCGCGCTGACCATTATCAAAAGTAAACCAAGATGTAATATCAGTAGTAGTAGCTGGATCAGATGACGCAGCTGTAAAATCTTCAGCCATTCGAATAGTTACTATTCTATAACCGTCAGCTTTAGCTAGTGATAAAGTCAATGGTGTTACAGATGCTAGTGTTGTAAAATCTGCAGTTGCATTATCAACTAATGTTTTTTTCTTTTCTTGTGCTGGAGAACCAGCTTTACGAACAGGAGCTAATAAGCTATATGCTTTACTAGCTGTTAATCCACTAATTAATACATCTACACCATTATTTTGAAGCGTTATACCGCTTGGTGATTCAATAGTACCATCTGTCCTATTAACTAAGATGTAATCAGTAGAAGTTGCAGCAGGGTTGAATTCTGAACCGCTAGTAGTTGGACTAGTTGCTGAACCTACTGAGAATGTTAATGACGTCTGTGATGCACCAGTTGATGCATCAAAGCGTTGTGTTGTAGTGTATGTGGTTGCTTGTTCATTATCTCCAGTACCACCACGTGTATTTCTAATAAATGAATATGCAAGTGGGAATAATAATGGTAAACCACCGGGCTCATTGATCTCAGTGCCGACTCGTGAATAAACCGCACCAGATACAGTACCGCTAAATGCTGAATCTATGGTAAGTGTATCGCTGTCTGTAATTGCAGTAACTCTACGGAATTCATATGCTGCAGTCGAATTAATTGTTCTAATGTAATCACCAACTTTGAGTTGCGTAGTGAATGCAGTTCCAGAAGAACCTGTGATTGTAGTAGCTGAAGCAGTTATAAAACCAGAAAGTGTAGTGTACTTACCATAAACATCGGCTGCAATATTGGTCTTAGTTGTACCGCTATCATAGAATATTTGTTTTACATCACGATCAAACGTGTATCCGCTTTCCATCTTAACATCGAAGATGTATGCTTTATAAACACCAGTTGATGTTCCAGGCGTACCTGAATGGAATTCCCATCCACGAAGTCTAGCTGTACCAACTTTAGTGCCAGAACCAGCTGCTTGAGGAGTAGAAGCTGGAGTTAGTCGATTATATAAATCAACTTGAGGGAATGTTGAACAATCTGGCAATCCTAAAACGTTTGAAACGTAAATGTAATTACCATATGATACGGGTATAGCGTCATTTGATATACGATCAAATGTTCTTGCTTTAGATACTTTTACATATTCAGTTGCAATTTTTTCAATCTCATAACCTTGAACATATGCTTTTCCAGGTTCAATAGCAACCGCTACAGCAGCTTCATCACCACCTTTTTCTGGAGTTAAGTAACCTCTATTGAATGAAGGATTGGTCGTGTAGTTCCAATCAATAATACCATCATTTAAATTTTGATACGGATCAGTCGCATCAAACAACGTTGATGGCTCAACAGCTCCAGATAAACCGCTCTTAAGAGCTACAAAGTAATTGCCACCTGATGTGACGATATCACCAAGTTGATAAGTTGTACCAGGTCCACTCCACGCACCTCTATCATTGTTACGATGTTCACGAACTGCAACTTTAAATGGAGAAACTGTATAATGACCAGATTCGTCGAATGTACGTCTAGCTAAAGTCTTTGCTAAGATTGAGTAATCAGTCTCTGTAACTCTAGACTGTAATATACCATCAGTGATTCTAATAAGTTCAATGAATGTATCATCGAGCACTGAATCAGGAGCTAGTTTAGTTAATGTTAAGATAATTTGATAACGATGCGCACCAGGAGCATTTTGATTTGGAACTCCGTTGGCATTATCTGCTAAAGTACTATCATCATTAGAATCAACGATGTTTTCATCGACATCTAAACCAATTCTATAGCTTGGTGTATTGCTATACTTAGAAATTACTAGAGTTTGATCTGTAACAAGAGTAAATTGACCTTTTACGAAGTAGATACCTTTTTGAATAGCTGCAATAGTACCTTTACCAAGAACACCAGTACCAGATTTGATTTGTACTGTTCTCTCTACTAATGATGTAGTAGTAGTTGCATCTGCAACCAATAATTCTCCAGCGACGAATGTTTTAGTTTCATTGTCATCGCCTGAAGAGGTGTATCTAACAAATAATGTTATAGCATCTGTTAGTAATGGATTATCTTCATTTGGTTCTTCAAGAGTTACAGTAGTAACTTTAGCAGTGACTCCAGAAGTTTGACCTGTTATGGTAGAACCAATTAATTCATTTGCAATATCATTGATGTCTACGCCATTAGTCTCATTCTCAATCTTTATGTAAGTTATGTTTGTATCGACAGAAGATTGACCAGGAATGACCATCGCACCTTCTTTGAACAAGTGCAAACCTACACGCTCTACTTGAGTTTGTAAGTATGTTTGAAGTTGATTTAACTCTCTTACTTGTAAAGAAACAGCAGGTCTAAATAATACGCGAAGGTATCTTTTTGCCTCATCATAATCATCATAATATGGTGCTTGAGAAAAGATCTTTAATGACATATTTTAAAAGCCTTAAATTGAATTATAGTTCTAATACTAACTTGATATCTTCTGTTTGATTTATGTTTCTATTTACAGGCGATAAATTTTCAAGATATACTAATTTGCCGGACATTGGCACATATTCTGGTGCACTTATTGAATCGATAGTTGCTGTAGCGCCGCCTATAGTAATAGATTCACCTTCTTGGAAACTACCAAATCCAGTAGTAGAATTTTGATGGAATTTTATTATAGTATCTTCGGTATCTACGCTATCTACATAACCGATTGCACCGCTTGTTTGACCTATAACTTGTTGATCTGCTGCAAGAGTACCAGATAATCCAGTGTATGTAATTGTAGTAAGACTATTTAATGTTGCTGCAGAAGCTACACTTGGTCCTGTCCATTTAGCAATATCTGGCTCAAATGTTGAAACTGAAGTATGAGGAGTATCACATACGTATGCATAATTATCATAATAAACGACATCTCCAACAATATACGCTGTAGTTGCTGTCCATTTACCAAGTAAACGTACAGCTGTTGCATCAACTTGGTGTGGATTTGCTACTAACATAATTTGTCTATAATCATTATCAACTAAGAAATCTCCAGAACCTTCATCTGCAACTAGGTTAACGTCGATAATAACATAGAAGCCACCTAGTTCTTCAATAGGATTTGAACCATGACCTCCTTTTGGAGAGATGATTGCTCTTGCTGTTGCTGGAGTAACAGGAGTTCCACCGCTAAAACTTACATTTGCTATTGTATATCCGCTACCAACTCTTGCTGTATTCATCAAGATTTCTGTAACAACGCCACCAGTAAGTGTAACGTCTGCTGCAATAACAGAAGCACCAATACCATCACCAGTAATTGTCACAGTAGGTTTAGATGTGTAACCAACACCGCCGTTCGTTATTTTAATTCTTTGAATGGCACCAGGAAGTGCAGCTTCTTGAACATCCCATTGAACTGAATCATCATCTGACTCTAATTTTTTCACAGCAATAAAGGAAGATGTATTAAACTTAGCAACGTCTGCGCCTGATAATGTGTACATATATTTCCATTGATAACCGTCTGCTAATACAGATCCAATAGAAGTAGGTGTACCAGCGGGTTTGATAGATGAACCTGAAGTACCAGCTTTGATGCACTTATAGACGTTCAACTCATCAGTTACCACATAATATTGTTTTGTACTTAAAGCACTATCTTGGTCATCGTATTCTGAGTATGTTGAACCAGAAATCCAATTATAGCGAGGGATTGCACGAGATACGTTTGTAAGCGCTATCTTTTTAAGCGCTAATAAGTTTCTCTGAGCATCAAACTCAGTTGATTGAACATCAGTTGGGGTTGGAGGAGAAGAATCAGAAGACCAAGCAAATGCTCGACCTATACCAAGATAATAAACATCATCAAGTTCTCCAGCTAAACCTTGAACCAAGGTATTAGCGTTTTGATAACGAAATTTAGTAGTAATAATAGCAGACATGGTTTTTAAAATCCTTAGGAATATATGGTCTATTTATATCAGTTGAGCTCAACTACAACATCAGATCCTGAAGTTGGATCAAGTAAATCTATTGTCTCATTATATGAACTTCCAGCTAAATCTGCTGGTTGAACTGTCAAGAAGGAAGACATTAATATCGTTGTGCCGTTTTCATACGTTTCATCTATAACATTTCTATTTAGTACAGGTACAAAATTGGTCTTAAGTCCTAAACATGGTCCTTCAAGTACAACATCATCATAATTCGAAGCGAATTCTTCTATCAAGAATTTGTACTGATCAAAGTGTTTAAATGTTGGACCAAGTGGAATTGCTGGTTTAGATGTTAATCCCTCAATAGCTTCTCCAACAACTGGAGTAATAATTGTACCCAACAACTCGCGATAAGTTTCGGCTATACTTATTGGTATAGCTACAGTATCTAAGATGATAGGTCTAGTAGCTTCTTCAGCAACTACTCTACCAATTTGCACCAACTTCGTCTTTAATCTTTGTTGGCCAACTAAAGCAGTAGAAACTACTTTAATTTGACCAAAGAAGATGAATCCAGCTGGATGAAGTACTTTAGTAACTATATCCTTCCAATCTTGGAAGGACTTACTTGTTTTAATTACATATGAGTAATCTTGGTAATAATAACTGTCTTGTAAATATTTTCTATCAGATAGAAATCCATTATTATCAGCGTATCTTCCATCAGCATCATTCCATTTCCCAGAGGAAGGTTGTAACATATCAACCCTGGGGAAATAAAGTTCTATCTGATCTTGGAATAATATATTAAATAAAGCTTCGTATGAAGGCAATGAACCTTTAGCTAGATATAAGTCGATAATCTGCTTATAAAGCTTTCTACGATCAACACCTGTAACTGTTGGAATTGGACCTGCAACAGCACGTTGAATATACGGTAGAAATTCTTCGGCAACGTTATCAATATTCTTAATATCGACTAGTTTGTTTATAATACTACCAGGAGAATAAACTGTTGATTGCTGCCACTCTAAATAAGCTTCAAGGAATTCCATGAAGCGTTCATTAGCGCGAAGATGTTCAGGTATTACTTCGTCTAATACGTAATACTGCGGTGTCGTAGTCCCTAACCTGTCAGTTAAAACGGTATACGGCATTTTTTAATCTTCTTTATGACGAGGAGTTGTTGTGTAACTTACACCTGCAGGTGTACCACCCGTAGCAATAGTATCAACTTCGCCAGTTACTGTAACATCATCCATATTAATCTTTATTAATTGATTTCTTTTAGGAGCAATATCATTAGAATTTGGAATTCCAGTAATAGTAATATAATCACCGCTTATAGCAGATGGAGTAAATTTTTCTAATACTACTAATCCTTGATCTGCAATGATATAACCTATATCTGATATTGTAGTAATTTTATTATTATTTAATAGTTTATATATTTCTAATGTATGTGTTCCGCCTTTATCAGAATGAGGTTCAGCGCTACCCAATGTTTGAGCTCTATCTTGTATGTAAGATGTTATTCCACCATACGTGAATGATGTCGAAGTAATAACTTTATCGTTTGAACGCGTAGAGTATAATGGAGAAGAGAATTGTATGGTATAAAGTCTTGGTGTATTTAATATTGGGACCAAGCGTTTTACCATAAACACTCTGACTGTACTATTTAAAATAGATGGATCACACGCGTCAATTAATCTTGTTAATTTAGAATTTCTAAACACACCATCAAATTGTTGTAAGTCCGCAGAATTATAATTTGCAATAGTTTCTGTTACAAGTTGTTTTAATTCTCCAGCAGTTCTAGATGTAAGTGCAGGATTATACTTATAAAATACTTCTAACTTAAGGTATGTGTATTCTGGATCGATAATCTCTGGACTGATAGAAACAATATTGCGTGGCTTTAAGACCTGATCTTTGATCTTTTGTTTTTCAACTTCATCTAACGTTTCACCATCTTTTGGTTTAATAGAGATATAAGCTTTACCGTATTGAGGAGGATCGTTTTGTTCTCCACCCCATACTGCAATAGATTCAATATTAGAATAGTTTTCTAAGATAGCAGCACGGTAGTCATCTGGTGTAACTACTCTATTTTGCGCAATATACGTCAATGGTGCATTAAATTTAATAGAGTCGTTTGATTCGCGATCAGAACCAGAATCAGATTTTGATACTGTTGATATAGTAACATTTGTATTACCTTCAATATTTCCGTTTAGCGTAAATATCGTTGCTCCATTAGCTTCTTCTGCAGCAGTAGATAACCATTCAATTTCCACCACATTACCAGCATCCAATTTTTTAGATGTTATACCATCGCCAAAATAAATTTCAAATCTTTCTGATACGGCTTCTTGTATGTAATATGCTTTTGATTCTGCATTAACTTTTGTAAAATCTTTTGCCAATGTGTATACATCAGATAAAGTCGCAGAAAGGTTTTCTTTTACTTTAACAGTGATAGTTTCTCTATCACAATATAAATCTAAAATTTCATAATATTGATATTCATCGAATGAATCTACTACATAGAACGTAGATTTTAAAACGCCTTGATTTATCTTAACATTTTCAAATGTATACACTCCTGCAATAGGAGAAATCGTTTGAGTTTCAAGCACTGTAAAGATGTATTGCTTATCATTGATGGTCGTCGTGAATTCTGTACCTCTATCAAGAGTTAACCTAGAAGGAGCACCAGTTGGATTATTCACAACAATATTAATAGTTGCAAATGCAGAAGTTTTAGAACGTGGGATATAACCTAATAACTTAGCATGAGATACAATATTCTGTCTACGATCTGCAGAGTCTAAGAATACCTCATTCACCGCCATGTTTGCATTCAATGCATTGTAGTGTGTATTATATGCTAAAAGATCTATGAGCACAGCCATGCCAGATCCTTCGAAGTCGTAGTCAGTAAATTTACCGCCAGCTTGAAGACCTTTTAAATGATCCTTTAAATTTTCTTTTATTTGAAAGAAATCTAGTTCGGTTACATTGATCGGCATATTATCTTGTTCTCTCTAATACAATAGTTGTTGTTGCTACTTGACCAGTAGTGATTACTTGAAATTCTAGTGTGAGCCTATACGCGTTCAATCCTTCGTCAAAGACAGAATCAACTTCAAGTATACGTGCTCTTGGCTCAAAGTTAGCAAGGACTCTGCGGACAGCTTCTTCTATACCATGAATCGTAATATCATCTGCTGGTTCAAATAATAAACCTCTAACTCCAGATCCGATTTCAGGTTGAAATGGTCTTTCTTGGAAATTAGTTAATACTAAATTTTGCACAGACTTTTTAACTGCATCAACGTCGCGAATTGGATTTAAATCTCCTGTCACTGGGTTGGGTCTAAACAATAGGTCTAAGTCTGCATACGTAGATTCTCTACCGCCGTACGTTAGTTCTCGCATAGTCTGAGAACTGCTTGGACGATTGCCTAATACTTTGTCTGATAAGTTTTGTGAGCGCATGGTTCTATTTATTATGCCGTGAATGCTTTATATGCTTTTTCTTGAGCATTTATTCTCTTTTGGTAGTCTACTACTTTTGCGGGATCAGCATTAGGTTTGCCTGCATTAACTATGGCTCCACATTCTCCCCAAGCCTTCTTATCGGCATAATCAGAAATATTTTTAGTCTTAAAATACCAAGCACCAGTCTCAACAGCGATATTCTTATCTGTAACTACTAAGTCTGGATTTTTAACTAGACGATCGTCCCCAAAGAATGCCTTCGATGCTCTAAGATAGTTGTCTTTAAATGTAAGTTGTTTCAAACCTCTTCCACGATATTTCCAACCATCACCAGGTTGAGGATCTAATAACTTACGTTCTACCATATAGATGACGTTAGCAACGTATTCTGCTCCCTTTGATACAGCAGCTCGAGCATCGTCAAGCGTAGCGAATCGTTTATTTCCTGGGTTTAAATTTTTAAATATAAAGTCTGCACTATACTTTACGCTTTCTTCAATTTGTGTCCAACTCGTTTCAACTCCAACATTACCAACAAATGCAGCTACACGCTCAGGTGTTGTAATATTGTATTTTGGTAAAGTATCTCTTAGGTAATCATACCAATTACCTGCTGCAGCGCCACCAGCCGCTACTAATTTTTCTTTAGTAAATGCAAATGTAAATCCAGAAGATGGAGGAGTCGATGGTTTAGTTTCAACTACTGGATTTTTTTGAGGAACTATAGGAGGAGTTGGTTTTACTTGAGGCTTAGTTTCATAAACTGGTGCAGGAATTACTGCAGGAGCTCCAGGCGGAGGAGGAGTTACTTTAGTTATTGGAACTTCTTTAGTAGTAACAGGATCTATTACAACTGGAACTGGTTCTTTTGTAACTGGATCTGGAATAGTCTTCTGTACCACTTCAACGTTAGGTACTACAGGAACTTCTTTCTTAGTAATAGGATCAATCTTTTTCTCATCACATATACTTGCAGTTAAAGATTCTATAGAGAGTGAACTAAGTTGTTCTTGAACATTTTGGAATGCAGCACCAACATTACCCAACGCATCATTGAGTTGTGTAAAAATATCTTTATTGCCTTGAGCATTCAATCCAACCGGTTTAGGGATCTTCGCAATAACCGTATCTAAGTCAGGAACTGCTGTACCAAACTTGGCTTTTAGTTCTGCAACTTTTGCAGAATATTCCTCAGCGTTTAAGTTAGGAAGATTAAGTAACTCTTCTTTTAAATTAATACTTTCAAGTTTCGGAACATTTACTTCCTTTAACTTATTCTTAATAGTTGTAGCAATAGAATCTAAGTCACCTATAGAATCCAATCCACCGGCAATCTTTTCTTTAAGAGAATCGATTCCAGCCTTTGCTTCATCTAAGGCTGCATTAATTCCACATGGAGAATTTGACATATTAGTTTAAATCCACTCTAGGAGCGTCGACACTAAAATTGCCTCCGCTTTCAATTGAGAAAGTTCCGACTGTTTCAATAGTCATGTTTGCATTACACTTAAGGTTCCAATTTGCTTCAGAACCAAACTCTAAACCATTCTTAGATAAGAACTGTTGAGTTGAATTGGTTGATACTGATTGTGCACCGTTTGAGAACGTACTCATAGTGTCTAAGAATACGTTATCTACTTTTCCTGTTACCATTAATGAAGAACTTCCACCTATTGTTTCAGTCTTGTTTACATCAATTAATAACGTTTGATTTTTACCAACGCGAGTTAAGAAATCTTCTTTTACGTTTAAGTTAAAGTTACCAACAGTTTCAATTGCGTCATTTTGTGATATCTTAGTATAACGATTACCGTGTACTTTTAAGTTATAGTCACCCATAACTTCCATTACATAATCACCTTTTACCAATACTCGCGAATCACCTTCGATCGTGATATTTTGTGTTCCACGAATTAAGATATTGTCATCATAAACAACTATCGTATAATTTTCACCAGAAACTTTAGTTACTTTATCACCATCTGGAAATATCTCGTAGAATGTACCTGCAGGATGATGCTCAACAATTCGCGAGTTATTTTCAGAATCATCGATCTCACGGACGATGCCTGTTTCACTCTCAAAGGTATGAACGAATGGATATGTTCCTCTAACTCCACGACGTGGTTCTGGCTCTTCCCATGAGCCCCTGGACTCTTCTGGGGAGTCACTTACAACCGTTGGGATATAAGGTTTAGTAGCTTTCTCAATCCCTTTAACCTGCTCAGCATAGCGAGAATAATAGGATACATGATCTTTCCATTCATTTCTCGCAACCTTGCTTACATCAGTTTCATTATACCAACGAGGATAATTGCCGTTAAAGTCTTTAAAAGCATTGCGTTCGTTTACATTTTGAGTTGGATATCCATGTATAGAACCGAGGATGATAGGATCTTGACAGTTTTCACCGTCTGCAAAGAAACCAACGACCCACGAACCCTCTACTAAACCAGTTGGGGAAAATCCCAATCCAGAAATAGATGCAGACGTCGTAGGCATCATCGTATGAGCCCACGGTAAATCACTCGTCCTAATCTTTGATAAGTCGTCTGTATGTAAACCAAATATTCTTACACGCACACGACCCAATTCTTGTGGATCATCACGATCTTCGACCACACCAGTAAACCAGTTCATGTAATTTTTCATAATTTATTTACCACCACGTTGTTTAACTTTTTTGCCAAGAGAATCTCTTACTACATCCATAATGATTGTGTATTTACCATCAACCATTTTATGATGTGTATGCATTACCAAATATCTTCCAGAAATATATTCATTGCTATCCTTAGCAACACCATATATTGATGGTCTATCGCGATCTACTTCGAATTCGATAATCTTGCCAGGATATAAATCTGTTCTTCCACGAATTACCATATTGAGAGTAGTTAATCCAAGTTGATAAACATATGCATCAGCCTCTAACTTTGTAAATTCCGCTTCGTTGTTATAATTATTATATGAAGCTATACCCCAAGCTTTAGAGTTTTTATTAGTTACATAATGCACTGAATCATATTCATTAAGAGGTTTATTTTGCACTTTAAATTCTTTATTGATAAACGGCACTTTGTCTAAGTGTGCTTTCTTATCAAAATCTTTTAGATAATCATATTTTAAAAGTTTATAAGATCTTGTGCTAATATCCACAGTATGCATAGCAGAACCAAATGCTCCGCGCAGTGTATTCTTATATGTGTTTGAATAATCTCTAATATCATATTCAATAGCTACATTATAAGACGCAGCCAATTGCCCTGCATCAGTGCTAGCTGATGTACCGCCCTTATGTACAAACTTATTATATGTCTTTTGATTGAATAGAGTTGTGTAAGACTGCAAACGATGACCACCAGTAAATGTTTCATAGAAAGCAAATGGCGTTTGATTTTTATCCATTGCTTTGCGCGTTAACCAATCTATAGCTTGATATGGATTCCAATTTGGAATAACTAGTTTGTAATTGCCAACGGTATCTTCTGTAACATCAACATTCTTATTTAAATAATCTTTCATAACACCTTGTACAGCGTCAGATATTTTACCCGTGTATGCATGAGATACAAGTCTCAAACTATTCATCAACTGTTCTGGTGTAATAAGTTTCAATGTGTACATCGAAGCTTGATTATTAGCACGAATATAGTTTGCTACAGAACCAACATAAAACGTTTTCTTAATCTTGGCCTTACCTTCTAATAAAACTAAATCTACTTTTTCTTGACCTAATATCGGAACAGTTTCAAGTAAGTTAGAAGCGTCTGTGATACCTAACTCTACTTTAATGTACGGAGATAATAGTGATTCATAGATATCAATCGATATCACCAAATCTTTTATCTCGAGCTTTTGCCCAGTAGAAGATGTTAGTTGAACTGATTCAACTGAATAGTCAAATTTACCTAATGACATTATTGTGAGTCTGGATTAATTATTTTATAAAATTCGTCTACTACTTGAGTAATGTATTCAGGTCTGATAACTCGAATGTCTGTCTTATATTCATTCCATTCTCTTTCATGTTCGTCATTTGGCATAGGCACTGCTCCAGGATAATCCTTTCTTACCCAATTTCTTTGTGAATCTTCAAAGTGATTTGCAGCAACAGTGTATGGCCTTTGACTATTGATAATTATCTGATCGTTTGACGTTAAACCTCTTACAAGTTCTCCATCTACGAAGGTGCCAACTTGATCAGTCGTTGATAAGCGAATCACACCCTTATCTGTATCTTTTTGTATGATACTAGCAGTCGCTAGAGAGATAGATCCTCGTAATGTTTCTCCACGAACAAACTTAGTAGAGATATCTTCGTCAGTCAACAATACATTACCTTGATATTTAATTTTAATCTTATTTTCCATTTCAGTAGTAGAACATGGCCAATCAGCATATGAATTTACTAAATCTGTGTTAATCATGAAAAAAGTCCAATAATAATCAGTAGTACCATATAACTTTAATGATACATGATCTGGTCTTTCTCCATCATTAATATGATATGCTTCATAAAGCATTATATCATCACGTAAATTGTTTTTAAGTCTAACGGATCTAAATAAATCTGTGGTTTCAACGGGTCTTCCATTTGCAAATACATCATATTGCATTGTTGGAAAACCTTGGAAGAAATATGACATATTAGTAACCTCCTGAAAGGATGAGGTCTCTGTTGAGTGCTTTGCTTTCTTGGAAAGTCAAAGACAAATCTATTTCAGATGGCATACCATCTTCGAAGAAAGTTGGACTAGTTGGATTATAGTTAACAGTCACTGACGTTAAATAAGAATCCATCATCCTAATAATATTTTTATTTTGTTTACTTCCAGTTAAGAACGTAACTTTGAATACATCTGGAAATTTAAATGTAGACATGTTAATTGAATCAGTTCCACTACCGTTTCCAAGAGCTGGATATGCAGCTACGCGGAAGAATTGAACTATCTTAATTATTTCTTGAGCTTCAGCTTTAGTTTTTGGAAACATCTTAAACTGAAATTGAAATTGACGAAGCGAAGGAGATTTAAATAACATCTGTGTGTGAGGATTTACAACTTCACCTCTATTGATTATACCTTGAGTCGCTGCACCACCAACCAAACCTTTGCTTTGTGCCACTTTTGCAGTACCAGCTGCTACAGCAGTTTGAGCTACGCCTTTAGATTGATCTTTTAATGTATCGATGAATTCACCAGGAGATGCTGCAGAACCACCGGCTTTCATTATCTCACCGCCTAAACCAGTATCTGCATTATCATAACTCAATGTATCTGCAACGCTTATTCCTGAAGGCATATATAAAGTTACTGAACCGAGTGCACTCTCAGCAAACTTAGCTACTTTAAAATCTAATACGCTACTTTTCTTGACACGTGCAATGGCCTCGAACTTTATAACGTTCTGATGTTTTTGTACATCCCCCTTGGGATAACGTAACTGAGGAGCATTTGCCCCGAACGGGTTTAAAAAGTTTAAGGATGCTAAAGTGTTCTTAACGAACTCTTGAACATTATCAAACGCAGCGGGTATATTGTCGATTGGCATGTTGTACCTTTATGATTCTTTTACATACGGACACTCTTATTTATATGGCTACATACAAAGGTTTTTACAGATGTAAGAATCCAGCAAAATATGAAGGCGACTTCAAAAACATAGTTTATAGGTCTCTTTGGGAAAGACAAGTATTTAGATGGTGTGATGAAAATTCACAAGTACTAAAATGGTCTTCAGAGGAGACAGTTGTACAATATTTTTATCCATTAGATAAAAAATGGCATCGTTATTTTATAGACGTAAAATATACTACTGCTCAAGGAACGTTTTTAGTAGAGATTAAACCAAAATCACAAACTGTGCCTCCCAAAAAACCAAGTAGACAGACTAAAAAATACTTGGAAGAGGCACGCACTTTCGTCAAAAACCAATGTAAATGGAAAGCTGCTGATAACTATGCAAAAGATAGGAGTTGGCAGTTTGTTATTTGGACAGAAGATACGATTAAAGCTATGGGCATCAAATTACTGACATAAATAGAAGTATGGCTACTAAAAAAACACCAACGAGTTTATATGACAAGTTACGTCAGGGATTACAATATCCAGAACGAACAGAACAATCTAAGAAATGGTTCACACAAAAAGTAAAGTCTTTAGCTGGTAAAAATATCAATGCGATGCAGTTCCTTAAGGATCCGCATTTTTATAAAAAGACATCTTTTAGACCAGGATTCATGTATCATTTTTTGTATGATGCAAAAGGTGCTGATACATTACCATATTGGGATCGTTTCCCATTAATGATAGCAGTAGGACCAGCACAAGGTGGATTTTATGGTCTTAACTTACATTATCTGGCTCCTCCTCTCAGAGCGCGTTTTTTAGATAGATTATTAGACACAGTGAATAATGATAAGTTTGATGAAACGACAAAGATGAGGGTAAACTATAATCTACTTACATCAATAGGTAGACTTAGACCTTTTGAGCCATGTTTTAAACATTATCTTTTTAGTCAGATAGAATCGAGGATCATGATGGTCCCATCATCTGAATGGGAGATATCAATCTACTTACCAACTGAAAAATTCATTGGTACAAACAAAAGAAACGTTTGGAGAGAGTCTAAACGTATGATAACAGGATACAGAGCATAAAATGCCACAAATAGATAAGTTTAAATCAGTCATATCTAAGCGAGGAGGTCTTGCACCGCAAAACCGATTCGCCGTTTACATGGCTTTACCACTAATTAGCTTCGATCCACAAAATTTGATCGCGCGAGCGTTTGGACAAGGCACTTCTAGTCCTTTTATCAACGATCCGCGCGATGTTTCGATACTTTGTGACTCGGTTACACTCCCAGGACGTCAAATTTCGACTTCTGAAGTCCAAACCAACTTATTATCGATAAAAACGCCTTATACTTACATCAATGATGACGTTACGATGAGCTTTCACATCACAAATGATCATTTTATGAAGAAATTTTTCGAAAATTGGTTCAATAGGATGTTCGATCGTAAAAAAATGACTATGAAATATCGTTCTCAGTTCACGACTGACGTAATTATTCAGCAATTAGATCAAAGAGACGTCCCAGTTTACACGGTAACGCTAAGAAACGCGTTCCCAACAAGTATCACATCGTATGAATTGACAAACAGCGGTGAAAATCAAACCCAAAAGCTAACAATCACACTATCGTATGAAGATTGGAATGAAGAGGGATTTGTAGAATCAGTTCTTTCGAAAGGGAAAGTACTACTTGGCTCTGTCGGCCGAACATTTGGAATATAATAATATTATTAGGAGTATATTATGTCTTTACCTATTATTTTAAACACGCCGTCGTATGAAGTGGATTTGCCATTAAGTAAGAAAACGGTAAAATATAGACCATACTTGGTCAAAGAAGAGAAGCTATTGATGATGGCTATGGAATCTCAAGATCAGAAACAGATCCTGAGAGCTGTCCAAGAGATCATCGAAGCATGTACATTCGGAGAAGTCAAGGCAAAAACGTTGCCAACAGCTGAACTAGAATTGCTTTTCTTAAAACTTAGATCTAAGTCAGTCGGTGAAACGACCCAGATTGGATATGAGTGTAAGAATTGCGGTACAAAAAACGAATTAGTCGTCAACTTAGAGACAGTAGAACTTACTCAACCTAAGAAGACAGATAGTAAGATCATGTTAACAGATAAAGTTGGTGTAATCATGAAGTTCCCAACTGCTGATGACGTGACAAGAGCAATAGGTTCTAACGAAGGCGAAGTTAAAAATACATTTGCCATCATCACATCTTGCATAGAAGCTATATTTGATGATAATGGTGTATATGAAGCAGCCAACTTAGAAAGAAAAGAAGTAGAGTCGTTTGTTGATTCATTGAATTCGCTACAATTTAAGAAGATCCAAGAATTTTTTGAAGGTCTACCTAAGTTGTCGCACGATGCAAGTTTTGATTGCGGAAATTGCGGTACTCATAACAAGTTAGTTATCGAGGGCCTCCAAGCTTTTTTCGCCTAGCTCTCTCGCATGAATCCTTAGAGAACCATTTCCGAGGAAACTTCATTATGATGCAACATCACAAGTATAGTTTAACCGAGCTAAATGAGATGTTACCATGGGAGAGAGAAGTATATGTGGCTATGTTGATTGAATATGTTAAGGAAGAGAACGAACGTATTAAGAAAGCAAATCAAAAATACCACTAAGGAGTAGAAATGGCAGAAGAGAAACTGATGAGCGAAAGCGAAAAGAAAAAAGAAGATTGGATGAACACCAAATGGCGTCCCGCTATGGGTTGGATGTATATGGCAGTTTGCGTTGCAGACTTCATATTATTCCCTGTATTGTGGGCTGCGATCCAATTCTGGGAAACTTCTGCCGCGAATGATGCGTTTCGTCAATGGCAACCACTGACACTACAAGGTGCTGGTCTTTTCCACATGGCTATGGGTGCAGTACTAGGCCTTGCAGCTTGGGGTAGAACGCAAGAGAAAATCAATGGAGCATCAGCTGTATCAACAGCTTTACCAAGTATTGATAAAGATATGTCTCCAACATCAGCACCTACAATACCACCTGTAGTTAGAGCACCACCAGTAGTGGCTCCACCAAAGATCCCTACTGTAGATTAAGGTAAACAAAAATGGCAAAAGCAAAGTACGTCACCTCTGGTTCAAACATACAAGAACTGATCGAGGCCGTTAAACAGTCTAATCAAATACTTGCACAGACACAGGACGACGGCGTCGTAGATACGTATGCACTGAAGGGTATCAACAATGTTTTGATCGACATAGATGACTCAATCAAAGCGATTGAGAAGATCGTAGTCGGCAATCACATGAAAGATCTTGAAAAGGCATCAGAACAGTCTAAGTACAATGAACAGATCCTCGATGCATTGAGGGGTTTAAAACCAAAGCCCGAAGAAAAGAAAGAAAAGAGCGGAGATTTTTCTTGGCTCGGTCTTGCTGGTGCATTAATCGGTGGATTGGTGATGGGTGGTCTTGCCTTTGTTAAAAACTATATTAAAGGCTTTGTTGGCTTCTGGACAAAAGCTGCTAAGATGCTTAAGCTCGATGTGTTAGTAGCTACTCTATTCAAATATATTAAAGCACCGTTTGATTTTATCAGGGGTGGATTTATTCGAATGGTAGATTATATCAAAGACTTGTTTAAAGGCAGTGACCTACTCAAGATGTTGAAAGGTAATGTCCTCAAGCTATTCACATACATCGGCGATTTCTTTGGATTCTCAGGTAAAGGATTATTTAAAGACTTTGTTCGCATGTTCGAATCTGTCGGCGATATGATATCAGGCACAGCAAAAGCCATCGGCGGATTTTTTGGCAAGATCTTCTCACTAGGAGGCGGCGAAGGTGGGTTGTTTAGTAAGATAGCTAAGGCGATGGATTTCTTTCAGCCATTAACTAAATTCTTCAAGGCATTTGGTTCTATCCTCGGTAAGTTAGCATATCCTATCCAAGTCGTCTTATCTGTATTTGATATGGTGACAGGTGCATTGGATGGCTGGAACAAGACAGAGGGCGACTTCATGGCTAAGTTCTTTGGTGCTCTAAAAGGCGGCGTCACAGGACTATTGAACGGCTTGATCGGTGGACTACTCGACTTGATTAAAGACGGTATGTCATGGTTAGCTAACTTACTCGGGTTTGAGAACGCAGCGAAGGCACTTGATAGCTTCTCATTCTCTGACCTAATAAAGAAAGGCGTTGAAGGTTTCTTCAACTTCGTCGAAGGCATGATACGTTATGTCATGGACATCTTTAAAGATCCAGGCAAGTTAGTCGCCGACGTAGGAGATTTATTTGGTAAGATCAGTGATATGGCTAAGAACTTCCTTAAGACTCTATTACGTTCTATACTACCTAACCCTGCCTCAGATAACCCAGCCGTCAAGCTTGCAGCTAAAGCTATTCCAGATAAAGTCTATGAGTTTGCAGGCATGAACCCTAAGACAGGTGAATTACAAGGTGCTACGGTAGATAACGTCGCTGCGAAGGGCGAGCAGATGGTAAACCAGGCAGTAGCCGCGGGCCAGCAAGCTGTACAAGGAGTAGTGAACGCTGGACAGACCATCATCAACAACGGTAATACTGCCCTCATGAGTGCACGCTCTAAAATCAGAGACACAGAGGATATGTTAGCAAGAGGCTGGAACTCCTTAGGCTTCGGCTCATAATTACACCAGACAGAAAAAGAATAGGGACCGTAAGGTCCCTTTTTATTGGTGCGCTTATATATCCCAGGCAGATAGCCGACTCACGAAAATTATACCTGTATCTTATAGATTCCCTGCAGTGATCATTTGGCGAATATATTGACCATATACTGCATTATACTGCATTGGACTGAAGCTCACTGAAGCCTATAGAATACATCAACTTAAGGGTAACAATGTGAAGGTTGTACGGGATTAATCTAGGGGGATCAGTCATACCCCAGGGGGAATTATCCAGAATTACGTCTGGGGAATAAAACTGGGTAATTCATTCGGGCCATGGGGGGATTTTATTTTTATCTTAGTAACGGACGATATCGGTTTAACCGAGTCGGTATCTTATAGATGGTCTCCTATAGTAATTAGCCTATAGTATGGGACCCATAGACCCTATGATTTAATTCTGAGAATCCTGTATTGGTGTTATCGCACTCTTAAAGGTATCATCCCACCTGTCTATGTCTACTGGTGGCTGATAGGTCTTATGTACCCTAGGCGGATGAGACCAACGGACCAACTCCTGTTGGGCATCTATGTATGTGGCCATTAGGATTAGGAAAATACAGATATAGACTGACCAACGGAGTGGCTTAATATCCTCATCATCCATTCTTTAATACCTGAAGGATGACATCCTCTGATGTGTTAAGGGTCTGTGCTATGGTAGGGATGGACATACCGGTATTCCTATATAGACGGATCTGCTGCATGAACAGGTCAAACTCGTTCTGTTCCCATACGGACACGATCCTCTGCAGGTCCTGTGTCTTCCTCTTCTTAGACCTGTACCCACTCATATCTGTCCCTTTCTGAGTTCAACAAAGGTCCGATACCGAGTGCTGAACTGGATCCTCTTCTTAAAGGTGATGAGATCCCTGGTTCCGGCCTTAACATATCCGTACATCCACTGCTTATCATCTGACAAGGCATAGGCATGGTTCTGCTGTGGGACCTGCCAGTCCTTAGTCGTCTCTCTGAATAATTTCATAGCGGTGTCCTGAACATGTTTTTCTGGATGTACTTAGTGATGAATTCGTGCTGCTCGACCAGGTCATCCATATCCAGGTTCTGGTCTAAGTTATCTCGGACAAAATCATCAATAAGTTCCTCGACCTGAGAAAGTAGATCTGCTGCTAGCTGTTCATTTCTTTGTTTTTGGCTTGACATGTCCTAACCTCTTTCTTAGTAAGTATCCCAAAGTAGGTTTGATACCTAGCTTTTTGCGGAATAGTTCGTTCAGTGTTTTCTTTTGTTTCATCATATATCCTTAAAAGAGGTGGCCTCCAGTCCCTTACTGCTGAGCGATGTCAGCTGAGAGACCTGTAACTGGCCGTAATCTTAGTTGGTCAACACGTATGTTGCCAAGTCCTTATAGTCATGTGGGTTAGCTGCACGGATCTTAGCGACCGAGATCAAGGTGCGGAGACTAATCTCTTTAGCTTGGTCCTTAACTTCGCGGATCAAAGCAAGTGCATCGGCTTTGATCTCGATCGAATACTCAGGGAGGAATTCTTCGCTCTCTGCAATATGAGCCATACGGTCGATCTTCTGATCATCTGTCATGGACAAATCGATCATCATAGAACGGCTACGGATAGCTTGATCGATTTTGTCCTGGTCCATGTTCGAAATAAAGATCACACGACCTTTAAACTCAAAGCTACGTGGGAGATCATCATCCTTACCAAAGGATTCTGCATTCCAGCTGATGATACGCTTACCATAAGAATCTAATGCACCCTTAAGTAAGTTAAGAGCAACAGGATCTTTAAGGATTGAATCACAGTCATCAAACACGATTGTTGCGTTTTGATTCTCGAACAAGGTACGATACAAACCTTTAGCTGTACTGTAACCTTTAATAGTAACATAAACGGTCTTCATTGGGATCGTAGCGCCTACTGGAAGTTTTTGGATAACTTCATTATAGTCTTGAAGACCGTTGGCTTGCAATGTCTTCATAACAGTGTAGGTCTTACCTAATCCACCCTGACCGGTGATGATGGTCGAAGGTTGGACGCCAGTGGCTACCATACCTACGATCTTCTCCACAAAACCAAATCTTTGATTGATACAGAATTTCTCAGACACCGCAGGCTTTTGCATAGCGTCGATGTCCTTAAATGACTTCTTTTCGCCTGTGATCTGTTTGAACATGTACTCAATATAGTTCTGTTTGGTCGTAGTAAAACGCTGACCGTTAATAGAACATTTGAACTTGCCGGCACCTTTGTCAAATCCGATAATCACTGTAGCTGTCATTTTTTCCCTTTGTTTAATCATTTAATGGAACCATTATACCATAGTAATTCGCTGTTGTACATAGGCCCC